TCAATGGAACAGGTTATCGTCAACAGTCCTCTTGTCTGTTGACGTGTCATAGTCGGCATTTTCAAGCATCACCTTTTCGATGTTTTTGCTTGACAGCACCTCAAGCCATGAGTCGAATTCTCTCTCACTGTAAAACGAGAACATAAATTTCTCATCGACAAACCTGTTTGTGTCTGAAGTAACATGGGTTACAAGAGCAGCGAAATTGACGCCCTCTTTTGACCTGCAAAATATCAGCTTGAACGGAGCGTCGCAGAAAAACAGATCACCATGGCCCCATGCGTACTTCACGTTGGGGAACTTCACCGGCATCTCTTTCTCGAACTCGCCGACGTTGTTGTCCTGGGCTACCTGTTTCCACTCTTTGAACTTCGCCTTTGCCTCAAATAGTGCTGTGCGGAACTTTGCCACCTTGTCTGGCTTCAGCCATATCTCATGCGTGCCTCCCTCATTTGACGGGCATGGTATGCAGTAGTAATACGGCTTGTTCTTTTTCATCAGCACCTCGACCGTGTACTGCTTTCCACTGGTCGTGACATCTCCGAGTGTGATCACTGCGCTGGCCATGATGGGCAGCAGCGCGAAAAGGATTACTAATAACTTTTTCATGATGCGTTGATTTTATTTGATTTGTTTTTTGAGTTTCTCGTTCTCTGCCTGCAGTGCCGTGATGGCCTGCATCTTCTCCTCGATGATGGACTGCATCTCGCCGATGGTGGCGATCAGCTTGTTCAGGCGCTCGTCAGACTGGTTGGTGATGTCCGTGCGGCTTGTCGGGCCTTCTCCCCTGAGCAGCCATTCTGCCGAGACATTTGGATATGCCGAGGCGATTTTCATCACGGTGTCGAGGCTGACATCCCTTAATCCCTTCAACTGCTTGTCAAGCGTGGCCTGGTGGATGCCGCATACATTGGCGAAAGCCCTCACGCTGAGTCCTTGGGCAATGATAAAATCCGATATTCTTTCTCTAATTTCCATAACAAACAAACTGTAAACAAACCTTTAGCAATGTTAAATAAATCCAATACGATGCAAAAAGAGTCCAAAATATTTTTCTATTTAATCCAAATGGATTTACTTTGCACCAACAAACAAACTAACGCACAAATATAGTGCTTTTGTTTGGAACTAACAAACGTATAACTCAAAAAATTAACCGTCATGGAACAAGAGAACAAAACCACCCAACCCGAGAACGAGAACACCCAGGTAACCGAGACCGCTATCGACGTGGCACAGTCACTCCAAGAGGCGAACAAGCGCATCGCGGAACTGGAGAAGGAACTGGCCGACACCAAGGCCAAGGCCGAGTCGTCGAACAAGTACCACCTGCAGTACTACCGTCAGGCGGAGATCCTGAAGAAGGCGCTGAAGGCCCTCATGGAGTCCAACAACATGAAGCTGGGCGACATGTACGAGGTGCTGCTTGAGAGCAACAGCATCGACCTCGACTCCCTGCTGATGAACCTGTCGAAGTAACCGCCGTAAGTCAAACAAACCATCCTTATAGTCCGCTTTAGCTCAGCGACGAGAGAGCGCTCACAAGCCCGTGAGAGGTCGTCGGTGCAATCCCGATAAGCGGAACAAAAAAGCCCGCAAGGGCGCCAAAGTAGAGTCCCTTGACATGTTGGCAATCCGCTGGAAGTGCATCATCCGTGATGCAACCCGAGCGATGAGCAGAGCCGGGAGTAGCCTAACCGCCATGACCCCTCACGGGTGAGCGGTGAACGCAATAAGGGTGAAGCCAGAGCGAGAGCGAAAGGCCGTGCCTGCGACAAGTCCAGCTACACAGCTGGCCACGAGATAGGTGGCGTGCGAAGTCCACCTATGAGTAATGAACCTTTTTTTTAATTCACTGAATATAGGCTGGTGTGACCCCGGTCCTCTCCTGTGATAGGGAGGACGTTAACGGCGACAGGGGTTGTGAGGAATGCGGGTTCGAGTCCCGCCGCCAGTCCAAATTATTTACCAATTCTTGATATTATGTGCAAAGACAAACCTATCACACAACAGCTCCGCGACCTTGAGGTGGGCGGCACCCTTGTGCTTCCCATCGAGAAGAAGTCGATGCTGAGCACCACCATCTACGGTCACCTCGCCCCCGAGAGGGCACGCGGTGTCAGGTTCACCACCTCGACGGACTACGACAGCAGCACCGTCACTGTCACGAGGACGGCATGAACACCGCAGCGATCCAACTGGAGAACATCCTGCTGGCCATGGCTGACAAGTACTTCGGCAAGACCGAGGCCGCCCGCATCGTCGGTGGCCGTGCCCGTCTTGTGAGGCTCATCGAGAGCGGCGAGATACGCGCCGACAAGAAGTCAGTCAGGCAGAACGGCAGATGGTACTGCAATGCTGCCGATGTGCTGAGGCATTGCAGGAACATGAGGAAATAACAAGTCAAACCAATAACACTGTAGAACTATGAAGTACTTATCCATCCTTCTGAACTGGCGCATCGACGTCATCACGATCCTTGCCGCCTTGACACTCGCATTTGCTGTCAGCGACAGCGACGACATTGTGCTGTTCTTTCTCAGCAAAGTCATTGCCGTCGTCCTGGGTTATTACACCCACACGCTGGCCAAGCGTTGGGACGGCAAGATGCCTGAGCTGAAAGTGTTCAGCATTGATGAAGAGGATATCACGCTTTAATCCTCAACTGGTGCCGTAAGCCCGTAACCGAGGCAACGGGATGATAATACCGGAAATGAGCGGTGGCGCAAATCCACCCGGCATCACTAATAGCCCGTGAGGGTGTCTATTCCAAACAAACAAACTTACTGCCCCGCATGTCGGGGCCCACAAACCTGGCCCGGGTAGGGCGCGAGTAAATTTCTTTTCATAATACATAGGTTTAAAAGTTAATAATTAAATTGGAGTCCCGCTGGGCAGCGATGCCTGGCGGTGGCTGGGGCTATGGTGTAACGGTAGCACGCCTGGCGTTGATTGTCCAGGAGAATGTGGTTCAATTCCACGGGTCCCACAAGCGCATCAAAAGTGCTGAAAAGTAATATTTTTCATAGGCTTCTTTCAAGTCGAACGGGGTATGCTCCGCCATGATGGGCTCTTGCTCGCCCTAAGCGGTTCACCGGGCTGATACTGTTAGAGGTCGTCCGTAAGGACTTTTTAATTCTACAATTTCCCGCTGTCGCTGTGAAGCGGTGGCGGTACCTCGGCGAGAAAGACCAGCGCGATGGGCGATGCTGGTATTAAGATTTGGTCTGAGCAGCTGTTCAATTCAGCACTTGCCGACTCTAATTTTCTTACAGCTTAGTAATGGTTGTTTGCCCTTGTCGTGAGACAGGGGCTGCACTATCACCCGTCCTGTTCGGGTACAAGCAGGAAACCTCGTCGCTGCTGTGGCGTCGGAGCGAACACGCTGTGGTAATAACCACTGGGCAGCAGCGACACCGCATCACTTACACTTTTAGGGTGTATGCCATAGTTTATTAGATTTAATGTTTAGGGTTTTCCGCTGCGTCGTGAGATGCGGCGGCCACATCACCCAGCTGCGGGTAGCAGCGCAATTCACACCGGGAACGGCAGCGAGCCGTGGAACACCCCCCCCTACGAGTAGGGGCTGAGATTAACAACTATAATTATTAACGACCGTGGGACAAAAGACCGCGTCCTTACCATAGTTGCTTTTCGCAGGGATAACGAATTTATACTTTTTCTAATTTTCCACATTTGCTCGCCTTGTCAATGAGGTGAGCAACACATCACAGCAGGGTGGATGGCTCAGTAATGGCCATCACGGTTTAAAAGACCAGGACCCCTGCTGATCGTATCACATGGAGGTGGCGGTTATCGTGAGAAACCGCTCGGAATTAAAAGTCTCGCACACCTCCATGAACGCATCACATTGTAGTTTTTCATGATAATAGTTTTTAAGTTTTAAGGTTTTTGTTAATGGTATTAGAAGGTTAATTAGTTAAACAATCCCGCTCACCTGAGACAGGCAAAGCGGGTAAACATCACCTGGCTCCGGGAAGGGCAATAGCAATAACGCAACTTTTTCAAAATTTCCTATCAATCGTAACCACCCCTGCAGTGATGCACGGATGGCTTTTCTCCGACAATTCATCATCACAATATAAATCATCATCACAATGGAGAATGTCTTATTCACCGAGTCGCAGTTCGCTGGCACACGGGTATATCATTTCGATGCCCGTGAGGATGTGAAGGGCGACCCCTATTTGCAGATCGTGGAGACCCCCACGGGCGGCGGCAAAGGAAAGCGCCAGCGCATCTTCATCCATGCCAACGACCTTGCCAAGTTCAAGGAGACCGTCTGCAGGGTAATCGACCAGTGCCTGGAGCAGTTCGGGCAAAACGTCAACAAGAGTTAAGGCGCAAAAATGGCGGCCAATCCGTTGCCCGTCATCCGCTTTTTCTCACTAACTTTACACCAGTAAATGAAACACATTTACTATACAAGTCAAACCAATTAAACTGACCGATTATGGCAAAGAAAAAAGAAGAAGAGCAGCAGCCCATCGACGAGCAGACTGCTAAGAACCTCTCAATCTATGAGAGAGCGAGACTGGTGCCTGAGAGCGCCATCAAACCCATCGTGAATGGTCGCCTGAAAGGAAAGAGCGACATCAACCCTGTTTACCGCATCAAGCGCATGACCGAAATCTTCGGTCCCTGCGGAATTGGCTGGCGGTATGAAATCGTCAAGCAGTGGCTTGAGCCCTACGGAAACGAGGTCAAGGCCTTCACCCACATCAATCTCTACATCAAATGGGATGGCGAGTGGTCAGAAGCAATTCCAGGTATCGGAGGCGCTGCTTTCGTATCAATGGAGAGCAAGGGTGCATACGTCAGCGATGAGTGCTACAAAATGAGCCTCACCGATGCGATGAGCGTAGCAATGAAGGCTCTCGGCATCGCAGCAGACATCTACTACGCAAAGGACGGAAACAACCTCAACCCCGGCGACTCGAAGTACAGGGATGAGGGTCAGGCAAGCCAGGCAACCCAATCACGAGGGACGCAGGGCATTGCTTTCACCGGTGCCGATTTGAAACAGGCACTTGCCGACCTTGCAGCAGCCAAGACCAATGATGAGTACGGCGCCGTATGGACGAAGTACTCCACACAGTTCCCGGCCATGTGCCAGAAGGGAACCGAGTTCTACAACGCCTGCATCAAGAAGGCTAACGAATTGCAATCATGAGCACAATCCAATTACCCGCTTCGCCAGTAGTCTTTGAGGAAAACCCTCACGGCTACTGGCTGGAGGGTAAGCGCCTGAGCGGTATCACGGGACTTATCCACGCGATACTCGACCTCGGCGTTTACCCTGATGCCAACGACTTCGTCAAGCAGGTGGCCATCCCCAGGGCTGGAGCCTACGGCTCGGCCGTGCACAAGTCCATCGAGCTGTACGACGAAATCGGCATCAAGGACACCAAGCACCCCGCTGTCGAGGTGGTCACCAAGAACTACGGCACACAGGTCTTCGGGCCCTTCGACGTGTCGCAGGAACTTGAGACCTACATCCGGCACAAGGAAGGCTTCAGACCCATCGCCAACGAGTACACCATCAGCGATGAAGAGCAGTATGCGTCCAACATCGACAACGTGTGGGAGAAGATTTCCACCGGCGGTGACTGGCTGGTCGACACCAAGACCAACAACCTGGACTACTACCCTGGTGGCAAGGAAGCGCTGAAGCTCTACCTCTCGTGGCAGCTCAGCATCTACGCCTTCCTGTATGAGCGTCAGACGGGACGCAAGGTTGAAGGACTCGCTGCCAACTGGCTGCGCCACGACGAGGGCGAGTTCTGGATCATCGAACGCCAGCCCGACGACTTCGTAGAGGCCCTGCTGAAGCATACCAAAGCCACATTCAACTACGGATGGAAGTATGAGTGGACGGGCGACCCCGACATGCTCTCCATCATGAAGGGCACGGCGCTGCCTGCCAATGTCGAGCAAAGCGACATCGTCACCAAGCAGACCATTGAGACCATCACCAACCTGCTGAGGCGTGCACAGGAAATCGAGCAGGCCATGGACGAGTTCAAGAAGGGACTCAAGGCCAAGATGATCGAGCACGGCATCAAGTCGTTCGAGTGCGACGGCTTCAAGGCCACCATCGGCGCGTCGAGCATCGTCACGTCGTTTGACAGCAAGAAATTCAAGGTAGACCATCCCGACCTCTACCATGAGTACAGCAAAGAGAGCCTCAGGTCGGGGAGTTTCACACTTAAACTGAAAGAGAAATGAGAGAAGCAACCGACAAAATGAGCCATCGTGAGTCTCATGGTGGATACGGTTCTCGACTTTATTGCATATGGGCACATATCAAGGCAAGATGCCTTGATAAAGACGACAAGAACTATCCCTTCTATGGGGATAGGGGTATTACCGTATGTGATGGGTGGAAGAATAGTTTCTCCGCTTTTCGGTCCTGGGCTTTACAAAACGGATACAACGACGAGTTGACCATTGACAGGATTGATGTTAATGGCAACTATGAGCCTGGAAATTGTCGGTGGATTACTCAATCAGAGCAAATGAGCAACACGAGAAAAACCAGACGTGTGACATTCATGGGAGAGACTCTCAGCTTGAAACAAATGGCCGAAAAATATGGTTTAGACAAGACCACCGTATCACTTAGGCTTAAACGTGGATGGTCTCTTGAGTCCGCACTTACCACACCTCCAGGCGAGAGAAGAGATAATCGAAAATATCTCACATTTAATGGGATGACACTGCCATTTAGTCAAATGGCGAAGCACTACGGCTTAAAGCCCCCTACGTTGAGTATGCGCTTGAAACGCGGAATGACACTTGAAGAAGCATTAACAACACCACTAAAAACATAAAGATATGTCAGTAAATAAAGTGATTTTACTTGGTAACTGCGGCAAGGACCCCGAAATAAGAGACGTGCAGGGCGTCAAGGTCGCCCAGTTCACGCTGGCCACCACCGACCGCGCCTATACCAAGCACGACGGCACACAGGTGCCTGAGCGCACCGAGTGGCACAATGTAGTTGCATGGCGAGGCATCGCAGACGTGTGCGAGCGCTATGTCCGCAAAGGTTCCAAAATCTACATCGAGGGCAAGCTGACCACACGATCCTGGGACGGCCGCGACGGCACCAAGCAGTACCGCACCGAGGTGGTCATCGAGAACCTTGAGTTGTGCGACAAGCCGCAGCAGAGCCAACATGGATACCAGCAAGGCTATCAGCCTCAGCCCGCACCCGCACAGCCTGCCTATCAGCAGCCGCAATACCAGCAGCCCGCACCCGCGCCGATGCCCGGTGCAGCGGCACCGATGCAGCAGCAACAGCAGTACCAACAGCCGCAGCAGCCTTTCCAAGGCCCTGGGGTGAACGACCTGCCCTACTGATGGACTACATCCTCACCAAACGTGACGGGAAAGTGACCATGGAGAAGCCCTTCGACTTCCTGTGCTCACTTCTCCGTGACGGGGTGTATGTCCTCTCCATCAAACGCAAGACCGAGCCACGGACTGTGAGCCAGAACGCGCTCATGTGGATGTGGTTCAAGTGCATGGAGGACAACACAGGCACCGAGAAACAGGACTGGCACGACTACTACTGCGCCAAGTTCCTGATGCGTGAGGCGAACTTCGGCCGCAAGCGCTTCTCGGTGGTCGGCGGCACAAGCACACTGAACACCGTCCAGATGACGGACTTCATGAACAAGGTGCAGGCGGATGCCGCGACCGAATGGGGCATCACCCTGCCGCTTCCGGCTGACAGGTACTATCAGGAGTTCATACAACACTATCGTTACAGATAACCTTTAATAACAATCAAGCAATGAAGATTAGTAAAGCAAAACTGACCAAAGGCGGCACATTGGAGGTCGCCTTTGTTGATGATGACGGCAACGACGTCACCATGAAGGGCAAGAACATCGTGCATGAGGACCTGCGCAACCGCCTTAACGCCCTCATCCCCTACTTTGCCGAGTTGACCGAACAGCGTGAGGCGCCGATGATCGACTGGCGCAATCCCGGAGGCGACGAGACACAGGAACTGCTTCACCGCATCTCGGTGACTGGCGTCTCCATCACCGGTACCGACGACCTCGACCGCCAGTGCGTCCTCATCGGCAAGCGCACCCTGGCCACCAGCAAGGTGCTGAACGTGACCGCACCGCTCACCGGCTTCGACCCCGAGATGGAGTCCTACGAGCGCTGCGAGGACTTGAGAGACACCGTTGACGCCTTCATCTATGAGTGCCAGCTCTACCTCACCGAGAAGAAGTGGGGCATGGTAGTGGCGGAAATCCCCTTCGACAACGATAACGAGGGTGACCCGTTCGAGAAGGTGGAGGCGCCTGAAGCCGTTACCGCATGAGACCGTTCTTCCTGACGGAGACTCCCAACACCTTCAAGCTGCAGTTCGACTACAACCCGCGCATGATAGACCTTGTCAAGCGCATCCCATCGCATCCGAAGTGGGACGGCACCGACAGGGCATGGATCGTGCAGAAGGAAGACCCGTTCTACCCTCCAAACCGCGACGCACGCTGGTATGTCGAGGCACTTGCCCAATGGGCGGTGAACAACCGCTATTGCAGCGAGGTCAAGCGGCGGGAGGATGCCAAGGACATCACCTATGAGCTGCCCACGCTGTCGGGCATTGATGGCGACCACTACATGCTGCTCGACCCTTACCAGTACCAACTGGAGGGCGTGCAGTACGCCCTGCAACACAAGCGCTGCATCTTCGGCGACCAGCCGGGACTCGGCAAGACGCTGCAGGCGATATGTGCCGTCATCAAGGCCCACAACGAGGCGGCGAAATACGGTGAGACACTTCCCACACTCATCATCTGCCCCGCGTCGCTGAAGATCAACTGGCAGCGTGAGTTCAAGAAGTTCGCTGGCCGCAACGCCATCATCCTCGACGACAACAACCGCTACAACTGGCACCGCTTCATTGAGATGAAGAAGCCCGACGGCGAGCCGCTGTGCGACATCTTCATCACCAACTACGAGAGCCTGAAGAAGTTCTTCGTCACGGAAATCAAGGAGCATGCCAAGCTGACCATGCGGTCCATCGTCTTTGACCCACGCATCAAGCTGTTCAAGTCGGTGATCATCGACGAGAGCCACAAGTGCAAGTCGCCGAAGACGCAGCAGAGCAAGTTCGTCGAGGGTATCTGCAAGGGAAAGCAGTGGGTGTTCGAGCTGACGGGTACGCCGGTGGTGAACAACAACACCGACCTCATCCAGCAGCTCAGGATACTCAACCGCCTTGATGAGTTCGGGGGCTACCGTAAATTCGTCTCACGCTACTGCGACGGCCCCAAGATGTCCAGCAACATGAAGGAGCTGAACTGGAGGCTGTGGAACTGCTGCTTCTTCCGCAGGGAGAAGAAAGCGGTGCTCACCCAGCTGCCCGACAAGTCCAGACAGTACATCGAGTGCGACATCACCAACCGCAAGGAGTACCAGGATGCCGAGAACGATGTCATCAAGTACCTGCGGACGTACAAGAACGCTGACGATGACAAGGTGCAGCGTGCCATGCGCGGGCAGATCATGGTGCAGATGGGCATCCTCAAGCAGATAGCGGCCAGGGGCAAGATACATGCCGTCGCCGACTTCGTCCACGATGTCATAGACGGTGGCGAGAAGCTGATACTGTTCGCCTACCTGAAGGAGGTTGTCGATGCGTTGAAGAAGGAGTTCCCCGATGCCGTTACCGTCACCGGCAGCGACAACGTGCGTGAGAAGCAGCGTGCCGTGGACAAGTTCCAGAACGACCCCGAGTGCAAGCTGATCATCCTCAACTACAAGAGCGGCGGCACGGGCTTGACGCTCACCGCCTCCAGCCGTGTGGCGTTCATCGAGTTCCCCTGGACGTACAGCGACTGCGAGCAGGCCGAGGACCGAGCCCACCGCAACGGGCAGAAGAACAACGTCAACTGTTACTACTTCCTCGGCAGCAAGACCATCGACCGCTACATGTACAAGGTCATACAGACCAAGAAGGACATCGCCAACGAGGTCACCGGAACGACTACGCAGATTGACGAGGACATTGTTAACATCACCATGAACCTGTTCCAGGACAGGCTCTGATAACATCACAGGACAATGACACAAGAAGAAATTCTGAAGATTGAGCGCACCTACAGCGAGAGCAAGATACAGCACACCTGTGTCTGCTGGTTCCGCCAGACGTTCCCCCATGTCGGCGACCTGCTCTTTGCTGTCCCCAACGGCGGGCGGCGTGACAGCAGGACCGGTGCGATGATGAAGTATGAGGGAGCCGTGAGCGGCGTTGCTGACCTGATACTGCTTTTCCCCTGCGGCGGCAAGGCCACGTTGTGCATCGAGATGAAGACACCGAAGCGCAAGGGTGCGTCTGTTGGTTCACAGAGTGACAAGCAGAAGGCATGGCAGCAGCTTGTCGAGAGTCACGGCAGTGTGTATAAGGTATGCCACGGCATCTTTGAGTTCGTGACCGCCGTGTGTATGTACCTCGGGCTTGCCCCTGAGCCGTACATCGCCAAGGTCCTGGACCAATACCCGATGTACCGATGAATGACAATGGATGGATTAAGTTGCACCGCAAAATGCGCGAGTGGCAACATTATCAAAACCCGTCAGTCAGGATGGTTTTTGAGGACCTGTTGTTTGCTGTGAACAGCAAGGCAAGATTTTTCCACGGGAAGCAAATAAATAGAGGTGAAACGATGATATCCATCTCCTCGCTTGAGTACAACACCGGGTTATCGAGAAGGACTGTCATTAAGGCTCTGAAAATTCTTGAAGACACTGGAGAAATCAAACGCGAAAAGTATGCGAATGGTGTAAAAACGATTATTTGTAATTATTGTTTTTATCAAGGAGATAGCAAAGAAAGTAGTGTAATAGATACACCACTAAGTAAACTACCAAGTACACCACCTGCTACACCACCAGGTATACCAGTAGATACACCACTAAGTAAACTACCAAGTACACCACCAGGCATACCCGAACAAGAAGAAAAGAATGGGGAGAATAAAAAGAAGAAAAAAGAAAATAATTCACTCTCTAACGAGAGTGTGTCGGGCGATCAATCACCCGACCAACCCGACCAATCTGCAAAAGTGGATTTTGTTGGGTTGATAACTTTTTTCAACAACACAATGAATGAGGCGAAAGCCATCATCCCCCGTATAGTTTCGATAAACGGAAAACGTGAAGGAAATGTCCGTGCACGGATTAGAGAGTACGGACTTGAGAAGGTCTATGAGATGATCACCAAAGCGAGCCAAAGCGATTTCCTGAATGGGAAGAACAGGAAAGGCTGGCGTGCTGATTTTTCATGGCTCTTCCTTCCGACCAATTTCCAGAAAGTATTAGAAGGCAACTACGATAACGGACAGACCAATGGAACCGCGACAACTCAATCAAATTACTACCACACTGGCGACGAGGGGCGCGAACAGCGCGCCGCAGACTATGCCCAGCGTATCGCCCGCCTTGCAGCAGAAGACGACGCTCGTGCTGCAGCGTTACGGAAGCCGTGAGAACTTCCTCACCACGTTTTCCCCGTCGCTTCAACTGAGTGTTGCCAGGCATGAGGACAGGGCCTTCTTTGGTGAGGCTCCGGTTCTCGGGCTGCTGCGCCACGCCTACGGAGAGAATACTCCTATACAGTGGCTGATGCCACAAATATGGGATTTGTCCGAGTTCACCAACAGCCGTGGTAAACTCGATGGTGGCCAGGGCGAGTTTCTTGCCGGAATGATTGCCGAGGAGTATGGTTTCCTCAAGGTCACTGAGCTGCTGCTATTCTTCTACCGCTTCAAGTGTGGCCGCTACGGCCGCTTCTATGGCAATGTTGACCCGATGGTTATCATGATTGCCATACGCAGTTTCGTTGAAGAGCGCAACAGGATCATCGACCAGCACGAGAAGAAGGAAGAGGAAAAGCGGTCAATGGAGAACGCATTGCCGAAAATCAGTCCTGAGGACTGGTGCCGGCAAACAGGCTTGCCAGAGTGCCATTCAGCCATCGAAGTCTATCACATGCGTGACCGCATCATCAACCATATAGAAGCACTCGTTTACGCCATCGGTGTTCTACACAAAATCGTGTGTGCCTTATGAAATGCGTAGTCTATTGGAAAAAGTGCGACCCGTCTGCCATCCGGTCCATCCGTGCGAAGTTCGGCATCCCGAACTACACCACCATCAACGGGGAGAGCCCCTGCGAGGTGGACGAGGAGCAGATGAAGCTGCTGCGGCAATGCGAGGAACGAGGGTTCCTCTCCATCCGCATGAAAAAATGGTGTAAAAATGGTGGCTATTTTGTTTGGTAATCTTGTCAAAACTGACTAACTTTACTGATGTAAATGAGACACATTTACACTACAAGTCAAACCAATTAAAAACCAAGAAGTGTGGAGAAAATCCAAGAAATCAACCTGTATGAAATCAGGCCGTCGGCGATGAACCCACGCAAGACCTTCGACAAGGAGGCCTTGCAGGAACTGGCCGACAACATCAAGTCCCAGGGGCTACTCCAGCCCATCACCGTGCGCCCTGTCGATGAGCTGCTCAACGTGGACGGCACGGTCTGCCACTATGAGGTCGTCTGCGGTGAGCGACGTTACCGCGCCGTCAAGCTGAACGGTTCCAAGACCATCCCCTGCATTGTCCGTGAACTCACCGACGAGCAGGCCTTCGACGCGATGATCACCGAGAACCTGCAAAGGAAGGACGTTGACCCCACCGAGGAGGCCTTTGCCTTCGGCGAGTTGGCCAAGCGTGGCCAGACCACCGAGGAAATCGCCCTTCGCTTCGGCAAGTCCACCCGCTTCGTGCTTGACCGCATCAAGCTGAACAAACTCATCCCGGAACTGATGCTGCGTGTCAAGGACGGCACCATGGCCCTCAGTGCCGCGATGATCATCTGCAAGCTGGACGAGGAACAGCAGCAGAAATTCCACAGTTCCAACAGGAACGACACCTTTATCAACAAGTACTATGCTGAGCGTTTCTGCAACAGCCTGTTTGCCTACATCAGCAACAGTGACTGGGTGAAGGCCAAGCGCCCAGACTATGACGGCGGCTGTGGCAAGCCGTGCTCCCAGTGCGAGTACAACACCAAGAACGTCGGCTGCATCTTCTACGAGATGAAGGCAGAGGACGAGAATGCGAGGTGCATTGACAAGGAACGCTTCCTCGACAAGAAGATGGCCTTCCTCATGGACCTCATCATCGAGCAGGATGATGTGATCGTCAAACAGGAGGACGCCACGCTGGAGTTCGGCAAGACAGCGGTCATCCTGGAGACCAGTTACGGCACCCAACGCGACAAGGACGAAGTCGAGGAGTTCGTGAAGATGGTCAAGGCTGCAGGTTATGCGGTCTTCAACCGAGAGGACGTCTTCGAGAACTACTCATGGTATAGCAAGGAAGATGAACGACTGAAAGAGAAACTCGCCAACCATGAGATTTACCGCTGCATGTGCATCAGCGGCTACTATGGCGGTGTTGACCTGACCGAGCGCTACTACACCTTCAAAAAAGACCTTGCCGGAGCCGACAGCGAGACCATCACCGAGAGTGCCACCGTCGCCAAGCTGGCCGAGAAATACAAGAAGGCCCACGACAAATGTCTGGAGCGACGTGCTCAGGCTTACGCCGGCCTGTTCAGTTGGGATGTTGACAAACTGAACGGTGACCCGCTGGACGAGGACGAGTTGAATGTCCTTGCAGCCTACATGCTCAGGCACTCCAACTACTATGTGCGAAACAAACTGCTCGGCAACTCCATGCAGCCGCCTGTCGAAGTCGCCTACGATTATGTGCTGAAGCATCCAGAGCAGCGCAATGTCATCTTCCGTGACGCATTGAGAGAGCACCTGAATGGAGCCTTGCCCAGCATGGCCTGCACTGTTCAGCAGAAAATTGCCGGAAAGTGGTGCGGTGATGAGGCCGCCAAAATTGAGCAGAACTTCACCGCCGATGTGGAGAAGAAGTGCTCCAAGACCGCCAAGGAACTTGACGATATGGGCTACACCACCGACGGCAAGAAGAAACCCAAGAAGGAATCCGAGAAGCCCAAGCTGCCACCTGTCGCTCCGCAATACAAGGCCATGAAGGAGAAGCATCCCGACGCGGTGATCCTGTTCCGTGTCGGTGACTTCTACGAGTCCTATTTCCAGGATGCCGTGACCGTGAGCAATACACTGGGCATCGTGCTGACCAAGCGCAACGGGACCACCAACATGGCAGGTTTCCCGCACCATGCGCTCGACAAGTACCTGCCCATGCTGACGAGGGCTGGCCTGCGGGTGGCCATCTGCGATCAGCTGGATATGCCCGAAAAGACGACCAAGCGCAAGAAGTAAATCATGTAATCATCCATTGTGAGTGTCGGCATCCGTGCCGGCACTCGCTTCATTGTTGCACATGAACCATATCAAAGATATTGACAAGTTGTTGAGCGGTTATGCTTACAAACGTGGTGCTGACTTTGCCCAACTGTTTGACCAATGGCTGGACTGGACGATAAGATGGTTCGACCCTGCCTATATCCGCTCAAAGGAATGTGACTTCATCGTCATCACTGACGAGATGATGAAAGACAATGAGACGTTCTTTGAATGCTTCAAACTCATTGCAGAAGATACCGCACACAACATCGAGCAGAAAGGCTGGTATGACGCTTTCGGTACTCTCTACGAGGAAAAAGTCAAAAGCGGCTACAAGGCATCAAGCATGGGGCAGTTCTTTACGCCAGAGAGCTTATGTGACGGCATTGCCAAAATGCTATACACGAAAGAGCGGACGTTCGTATACGATCCAGCATGTGGCAGCGGGCGTCTGCCTCTTGCCATGTGGGGGAATATCGACAAAGACAAGTTCCACTACTTCGTGCTTGGCGACCTCGACCCGCTGAGCTGCAAGATGAGTGCGCTGAACATGATGCTGCACGGTATGTTCGGCATCGTCGAGAGGCGTGATGCGCTGAGGATGGACTTCTTTGGCGGTTACGTCATCAACGAGATGTGTTACCCGTTCCCGTGTGCAATCCCGTCTATCCGTGTGGCTGATGAACTGGAGTGTCGCAAGAACCTTGCCTATGCGAGGTCTATTACTCCGAAAGACGATGACGGCAGCGAACAACAAGCAGTAAAGATTGACACACAGGTTGTTGAACCTGTCGCGGTACCCAGCGAGCCACAACAGCAGCCACAACAGCCGATACAACTTTCACTATTCAACCTTGACGAGCTGTGACATGGATTTCATAGATGACATCAAAGCAATATTGCTTGAGCATTACAAGCCAGCCGAAGTCGGCACCATCACCGACCTTGTCACCGTAGTGCTACAGCATTATGACGTTCAACCAAAGCAGACAGGGCTTGTCGTATACGAGCAGTCCGATGTTGAGCTTGTGCAGAAATTCTTTGTTGCGAAAGTGACGCAAGGGCTTGCTGAAAGAACTTTGGCCCGCTATCGGGAGTGTCTAAAGACCGTGTTGCCCTCGATGAATAAACACATCAAGGACATCACGACAAATGACATACGGGCGCACCTCGTGAAGATGAAGTTGCGGGGTTGTAGTGAACGGACGATGAATAACGACAGGCTTGTTTTGTCCTCGTTTTTCGGGTTTCTCATGAAAGAAGGGGAAATAACCGCCAACCCCGTGGCGAGGATTGCAAAAATCAAGGAGCCGAGAAAATTAAAAAAACCGCTAACTGAACTTCAACTGGAAACGCTGAAACTTAACGCAGGCATTCGAGAAAAAGCGATTATCGAGTTCCTGTATTCAACGGGTTGCCGTGTCGCTGAAATGGTCGGTCTCGACTTGAGTGATGTTGACCTTGAAAAAGGGGAGGCAGTTGTTCTCGGCAAAGGGAAAAAGTACAGGACGGTGTTTTTGACTCCAAAGTGTGTCCTGTATATCAAGAATTATCTATCCACAAGGACGGATAACGAGCCGCCTCTTTTTGTTGGCCAACAGAAACCACATGGAAGGCTTAATATCAGTTCCGTAGGCACATTACTTCGTGAACTTGGAAGGAAGTGCGGAATTGAAAAAGTGCATCCGCACCGTTTCCGCCGCACCTGTGCGACAATGGCCCTGCATCGTGGAATGCCTATTGACCAAGTTCGATTGATGCTTGGCCACGAGAGCATCGAAACAACGACCATCTATGCCGAAGAAAGCATGGACGTAGTAAAACAATCACACGCTAAATACCTATAACGATATGAAACAAATCAGACCACCCACCAGGCTCACCAGTTAGCCTTAACGAGTGTAATTAACAGACAACCATTAAAACATAGTCACGATGATAAAGCTAAACATTCTTGCGATGAAGTCCCATGGGAAGTCCATCGCTCGGCGGGAGTACTCCGAGAACAGCTCCGCTATGGCTGTCGTCCTGAAAGAAACAAAAGCCTGGTGCAAACTCCACCAGGCGCAGATGGACAGCAAGGTGCAGCCCGAGGCGCTGTCACGCTTCGAGGGCTACACCCTGCGTGAGGAGGCCGCCGCCGAGGTTATCGTCTCCATGATGGAGTACATGCAGCACATCGGCTGCAAGGACATCGAGGGGCTCATCCGTCGCATCGTAGAGCAATAGTGGCTGTGTCGGTTGTTGAGTGATGATGTATTTTTAGTGATGATGACAACAAATGACACAGAACATTTCTATCGCGCTGCTGGACTACAACAAGGGCCAGCTGAAGGGCCTGCCCAAGAACCCGAGATTTTTCCGGGACTACCGCTTCGAGGCCATGAAGAAGAGCATCGAGGAAAGCCCAGAGATGCTTGAACTGCGGGAACTCATCGTGTTCCCCTACGACAACGGCCGCTACGTCGTCGTGTGCGGCAACCTGCGTCTGCGTGCCTGCAGGGAACTTGGCTATGCCGAGCTGCCGTGCAAGGTGCTTGACGCCAAGACCAAACCCAAGAAACTGAGGGAATACGCCACCAAGGACAACGTGAGCTTCGGCGAGACCGACCAGGACATCCTGAACAACGAGTGGGACAAGAGCGAGTTGCAGGACTGGGGCGTCGAGTTCGCCCCCGAGAAGGAGACTGACGAGTTCAAGGAACGGTTCGACGCCATCACGGACGACACCGCCCTGTATCCGCTGATCCCGAAGTACGACGAGAAGCATGAGCTGTTCATCATCCAGTCGGCGAGCGAGGTTGACAGCAACTGGCTCCGTGAGCGCCTGGGCATGCAGCGCATGCGCTCGTACAAGACCGGGAAGGTGAGCAAGAGCAATGTTATCGACATCAAAGACGTGCGCCATGCCCTTGAAGATAGTCATCCCCAGCCACAAGCGTCATGACATGGTGCTGTCCAAGCGTCTGGTCGTTGACCCCATCATCTGCGTCGCCGAGAGCCAGGCTGACATCTACAGGGAGTACAACCCCGAGTGTGAGATTGTCACCCATCCCGATGACGTGGTGGGGCTGATACCCAAGCGCAACTGGATGGCCAGGCACTTCGGTGACCTGTTCATGATTGATGATGACGTCCATGTCGTCAAGAGCCTCGTCGTGGAGAAGGGCGAGTCCGGTGTCATCCGCGACCCCGAGAAAATCACCCACATCATCGAGAGCCTGTATGAGCTGGCGTGCATGCTGGACGTCCACCTGTTCGGCTTCACGTCACGCATCAGCCCCGTGATGTACGATGAGAACGGCTACTACTCCCTGAGCAAGATGATCACCGGCTGCGCCTATGGCGTCCGCTATGACAAGAATGTCTGGTGGAACGAGGAGCTGAAGCTCAAGGAGGACTTTTGGATCAGCTGCTACATGAAGTTCAAGGAGCGGAAAATCCTCACCGACCTGCGCTACAACTTCTCCCAAAAGGGGACGTTCGTCAATGCCGGCGGTCTTGCCGCCATCCGCAACGTGGAAGAGGAGCGCCGCTCGATACTGTTCATCAAGAAGCATTTCGGTGACAGCATCGGCCTGAAGGGCCCGACGAACAACGGGAAGGACAAGACCCGCTCGATGGTCCAGTACAATATATCGGCCAAGTTCAAATTCTAATGTCAACAAGAGTTAAGGTGTTGAAAATGGCGGCACTTGCGTTGCCCGTCATCCGTCAATTATGCCTAACTTTATGTGTCAAACGAAAGGAGTTGATATGATACTGAGAACAAAGAACGGATATGATTTCTTCGAGTGCTCGTCGGCCATGCAGAAGGCCATCAGGCGAGCCGACGTGCGTGCTGCTGGTTTCTTCGCCCTGGAGCTGTGGTCCAGCGGCTATCGTGACTATGTTTGGAAGCGTCTGTTCACCATCAGTGCCGAAGACTGTTACGGCCTCATCACCCATGAGGTGGAGTCGCTGTGGCAGGGGCACGAGCTGGTGAACAAGGGCGCCAAGGAGCCGAAAGGCCGTATTTTCGTGAGCAAGGCGGTGCTGCTGCTGTGCGACTGCCGCAAGTGCCGCGACGCCGACCACCTGCAGAACTTCATCTACGACCGCCAGGACGTGGACGTGGAGCGGTGGATTGAGGACGTGAGGCTGCACCCGCTGCCTGTCCCGGAATACTCTTTCGACATCCACACCCGCAAGGGTAAGCGGATGGGCAGGACAAAGGAGGAGTTCTTCAGGGAGGAACTTGAGGCGCTCCGTCCGAGAGTCCCCGGCCTGTTCGACGATCTGGTTTAATGTTTCGGCACCGCTGCAATGACGTGGCGGTGCCTCTTTTTCACTCAACTGTTACCAAGAGTTAAGGTGATAAAATGGCGGTATGCGACGATTGCATATATCGTCATAAAACGCTAACTTTACAGTAGATAATTAAATAAGTCAAACCAATTAAAACCAAGAAGTTATGAAACCGACAAGTTTATCACCCGAGTTCTACGAGAAACTGTACGACAAGATCATCAATTACGGCTTTGAGCCTGATGACGAGGACGATTGCCACTGCAACATGGACTTTGAAGACTTTGAGGGCTTCTATGTGAACCTGGAGGCCACCTTCGAAGTCGAGTTTGTGGATGACAGCTTCGACCATGCGTTCGGCACCGAGTACGGTTACCACTACGAGTGCGGCAACCTTGAGGATATTGAGGCTGTGAGCCTCACCGACGAGGACGGCAATGACGTGAGTGACCTCTTCGACTACGATGCCTTCTTCGAGCGGTTCAAGCGCTATGAGGTGAAGTTCCTCAACGGTACAGTGATCAAGAGCGGCGAGACCGTCATCGGTGTCTATAACGGCTACCCCAAAGAGGAAGTCGAGTTCCTTTACCGCGACACGCTGAAAGAGGTGTACATCTGCAAGCCCACCGGCGATGCGAAGTACAAGTTCCCCCGCTCCTACAAGAAAGTGCTCCCCGCCACCGAGGAGAACCTCAACCGTTTGTACAACCGCTAAACCACGAAATCATGCTGAACGGATTTGATAAACAGACCGAGCCCCTGACCGACTATGAGCGCAACGTCCTGCTGCCCGTCATCGCCAAGGGCCTGATGAAGCGTGTCGGCGTCAAGCGTGCCATACGCAACAAGGAGATTGTGTCTGCCATGCGCAAGGCCCACTATGAGCTCAGCGAGGCGCGGTTGCGCAAAATCATCAACCACATCCGGTGCTGCGGTTATGTCAAGTGCCTTGTCGCCACGAGCAAGGGGTACTATGTCGCCACCAGCCCGGATGAGATGTCCGACTACATCGACTCGCTGAAAGGCCGAGAGCAGGCCATCAGTGCTGTCCGTGCCTCCATGGAGCAGCAGTACGGCGAGTGGCTAAACATCATCAACCAAAAAAATCATCATCACAATGTTTGAGTCTATACGCAATCTATTCAGACGCAAGAATTATGCGTCCTCTTACTATGGCAAAGGCAACAAGCCATTGTTCACATCGCCGATGCCGCCCATGCAGGTGCAGCAGCCCGAGCCGCAAGAGTTGCCGAAGTCCGTACCCGCCCCGGTGCAGGTGCAGGAAGTCGAGAAGAAAGAGCCTGCCGACCCCGACTGGGAGCAGCGGCGCTTCGAACTGATGAAGATGCTCCTTGCCCAGGAACGCCGCAGTGTCGTCCTCGGCAAGTTACAGGCAAGTAACAAGCAGATTGCCAATACAGCCAGGGTGCTGGCTGATGCGGGTATCAGAGAGTTAATGAACCACCCAATGGAAGAGAGCCATGACACGAGAAGAGAAGCAAATGCTGAATGAGGGTGTGCCTCACCCCGACGAGAACCTTGAGGCCAAGGCTGCCGTCACCTGTTTTCTGCTGTTCTTTGCAGCCTTCGTCATGCTGGCCATCGTCATTGGAGCAATCGAAATAGTCAAATCAATATTCTAAACCAAGAGAGTTATGGTAGAAATCAAGTTCAATTTGAATGTTGCCCTTGCCATCCAGAAGGGCGAGAAGTTCGGGCTTATCGAGACCAGTGACGGTCTGCCCGCGAGGATCGTCTGCACCGATGCCAAGGGCTACCGTCCTGTCATCGCGCTCATCATGGACAGCGACGGCAAGTCGGAGTTTCCTATGCAGTACACAGTCCAGGGCCGTCATGACGTGCGAGACAACGTCACCACGAATGTTGACCTGCATCTTTACGAGGAAGGAGGTGAGGCATGATGACACGAGAAGATATGATGTCAGCACTTAAAGACATCAACCGATTGAAGAACTTTGCCAACGGAGGTTATCTCAATGCTATTGGTCGTCCAAATGGCGAGAACGAAGAAAACCCAAACATTGACAAGTTTGGCAGAGGGTTCAACAAGGATGATCGGTTCAACGCTTGCTCGCCACACACAATTCGATACAATTCGTGGAAAGGAACCTATGGCAATAGCGGCAGTACAAGCATCTTGAGTATTGGAAGCGAAATATTGTTTTGGCGTTGCTTTGACCAGTATCTCAACCAACACCAAGACGAAATCCTAAACGCAGTCGCCGACCTCATGCAGATTGAACTGCAAAAGAATATCGACGTGCTAAAAGATGAGCGCGACCGCATCAATAATGTTATCGAAGAACTGACAAAAGGAGTGCATGATGATCAAGAGCAGTGAACAAATGTATTGCGTGGTCGCCACTGTTAACGGAATGAGGGAAGCCATAAGCGGCCCCATGACCAAAGAACGTGCAGAGGCGTGGTGCGAGATGGAAAACCAAACGCCTGCATACCGTCGTGAGAACAAATATCCGAAGGTGGCCAAGTATCCATATAAGAGCCAGCCAAGATGAAAGGAAGTGAGCCATGGCACGGGTGACGATTAACGGCAAGTGGTCCTTTAACGAGGTACCATGCTACTGCGGTGCCTGCGAATGCGGCATCAACTCCAATATGCGGCAGTCAGGCGGCAAGACCTACTGCGTGCTATTCGGCAAAAACAAGAATTACTACGACTCACCGCCGAAGCGATGCCGGGAACTGTTCGAGAAGGCGTTGGCCATCGGCGGCGATGTCGTGATAGTCAAGAAAGATTAACCATTCAACCGATATTGACATGAGAGTATACATAGCAACGCCGATTAACGGCAGACACGACGGACGCGACTTCAACGAGAAACTCACTTTTGCAAAGCATCGTGTAGGCGTCCTCAAGCAGGTCCTTAGAGATGAACCCGCCTTCAAGGGATGCGAGTTCGTGAGCACGTTCGACATCCATCACGGCACCATGCCGTCAGAGGCCAAGGCGATGGGCGACTGCATCACACTGGTGCTGAGCAGCGACGCCATCTACCTCGACCACGGCTGGCTGCAGTCCAGAGGCTGCAACCTCGAGTATCGAGCCGCCAAGATTTACGGACTTGAAATTTATGACCACGACAAGCTATGAGCAAGCCATACCGCAAATGGAAGGTCACCATCAAGGAAGTGGCCAGGGAACTACCCATCCACACCGAGATGCACGGCCCCTATGACCTCGACGATGTGAGAGAGCATTTCGGCCTTGAGGCTCCCGACGTGGAATGGTATAACATCGAAGAGAAGAAGTCATGAGCGAGACCAAACGAACAGTTGAGGGGAGGGAATGTTGCTATTGCCACAGGAACCTCCCCATCACTTATTTCCCCCTCAAGCCAGGGATGAAGTACGCCCGCTACAAGGCGTGCCGCGACTGCCACCCGCTGGGGCACTCCTGCATCCCCAAGCCGAAGCCGGAGCCAAAGCGGCGCAAGTTCGCCACCGAGGAGGAGCGCAAGGCTGCGCAGCTGGAGTACCAGCGCCGCTACAGGGAAAAGCACCGTGACAGGAAGCGTGAGTCCACCAGAAAGTCCTATTATCGCAGGAAAGGCGAGGAGCCGCCCGAGGAACCGCAGAAGCGTGGTCCAAAGCCAAAGCTCACCGAAGAGGAGCGCATTGCCCGTCGGCGGGAATACGCCCGCCGTTGGAATGAGGAACACAGGGAACAAATCAGGGAATATCAGCGCAAGCGTTACTACCTGAGGAAAGGCGTAGAACCGCCCGAGCGTTCCAAAACTGACGAAAAGCGTGCTGAAATTAACGAAAATCGTTCCAATTCTAACGAAAATCGTTCCAATCCCAAGCCAAAGCGTGCGAAACTCACCGAAGACGAGAAAAAGGAACGTCGGCGTGAGTCTCAGCGCAAGTGGGACGAAAAGAACCGCGACCGCATCCGTGAGTATCAGCGCAGGTACTATCATGAGCACAAGAAGCAGCTCAACGCCAGGAGCGCCGAGAGGATCAAGCAGACGAGGGTGAAATCCCGCGAAGAGCAGAAGCCCGTCGAGCGCTTCCTGTGCACCGACTGCAACACCGTCAAGCCTGTTGGTGATTTCATCACTGACGGCAAGCAGTACAAGGTCTGCAACGAGTGCCGCGCCCGTCACACGAAGAGACAGGAACTCGGGCAGAAGCCCAAGAGCCCTCACGGCACCGGCGATAGATGCGAGTACCACCGCCAGTACTATCAGGAGAACAAGGAGAAAATCAAAGCCAAGCGATGCGAGAGCTCCAGCACACCCATTGCCGTGACCACCGACAAGCGCATCGTCATGCTGTTCGAGAAGGGCTACTCGCCGAATGACATCGCCTCGCGCTGCATGGTCGGCGTCGAGCGAGTGAAGCATGTAATCGAGCGTGAGGGCTGCATGGCAGGTGAAGCCCGCCTGTGCTGCGACTGCTGGCTGTACCCGTGTTTCGACGGCATGGACAGCATCAGCTGCAATCTCGCCCTGACGTGCCAGAAGTATCACAGAAAGGAGGCTGCATCATGACAGTAAAGGAACTTATCAACCGCCTGCGGCGTTTACCCAAGGACGCCCAGGTGTTCATCGTCCCCGACGAGTTGGAGGTTGACGATGACGGCTACAACATCGACCTTCACCGCATCAGCGAGGTTGTCCATCAGGACACCTACGTTGAGACCAACGGCGATTTCATCAAGATCACCGAGGTGATGGTCAAGTTTGAAGAGAACAGGGCCTATTTCAGGGCTGGAGAGAACTAACAACAAATTATCAGAAATGAACAAACCGACAAAACAACAACTCAACGCCCTGCGCGATGAGTGCTACAAGATTGCCTGTGAACACGGCTTCCACGACGAGAAGTTGTCCGAGCGGCACTTCCTGTGTTTAGTTATCAGTGAACTGATGGAGGCAGTGGAGGCTGACCGAAAAGGCAGACATGCCGACATCAAGACTTTCAACGCAGCTTTGGACGGCTTCGACTGCGAGGTGGCCTTTGAAGCCTACATCAAGGACACCGTAGAGGACGAGCTGGCCGATGCTGCCATCCGCATACTGGACCTCGCCGGAACGACTGGCGACGACATCGGAGAGGGATTTGAGGACGTCTGCAAAAGGGCAAAAGAGGCTGACAACTTCCTCGAGGATGAGTTCTACAGGCGTGAGAGATTTACCGAGTCCATCTACATGATCGTCGATGACATCATTACCGCTGGCTGCGACATCGCCATGTTTGACCTGTTCCTGTTGGCCGACGTCATGGGCTTCGACCTGATGGAGCACATCCGCCTCAAGATGCAGTACAACCGCACCCGTGAACGACTCCACGGGAAGAGATACTAACATTTACCAACCACTAATCATTCACCAACTATGACCGTAACAATTTTCATGGCCATCGTGGCCGTCGTGTGCGTCTTCCAGTACATCGAAGGACGCAAGATGAACAAGAAACTCGAGGAAACGCGCAACGAAATCCTCGCCGAACTGATGTCCTCCAACCCCTACGGCACGCCCCTGGAAGAGGACGAGGAGTACTGGCAGCTGCTCAGGCATGACACCGCAGCAGAGGTGCTGAAGACCTACTTCGCGTCCGGTGACAGCGGACTGCCCAACGAGGAAGAGCTGGCCAACACCGTCCTGCGCTACGTCGACACGCTGATCACCAAACTGCGCCAGCAGCCATGAACGTGACGATAGCATTCGCCGTCGGCCTCGTCCTCGGCATCATCGTCGACAAGAGGGCACGCAAGGACCGCGACCAGCGCATCGCTGAGCTGGAGCAGCGTGTCAAGGAGCTGACCGAGTCATCCCCGCCAGTCCGCGTCTGCGACGAGTCGCTGCGGGGATGCCCTATTAACAAGTAACAAACCAATTCACAAGACCATGCCTGAATATATCAACTACATCGTGGGTGCCGTGCTGGCCTGTGCCATGGCATACGCCTTCTACCGCGCCTACAGGAAAAACAAGAAAGACAAATGAGAGTGTTTTCAATCATCTGTTCGGTGATCATCATCCTGATACCGACAGCAAGTGTAATCTACACCACAGTCCAAGGCTGGAAGGCGACATCGACGCGCGGCGAGTTCGTCAAGCTGTCGCTGGTTCCCGGCATCGTGCTGTGGGTTGTCGCCATGGTGCTCCTGTGGGGCGCCGGCGTGTTCAAGAACTTTTCCTGACCATGGCGAAGTATATAGTGACCGGCAGCGAGGGCTTCATCGGAAAGGCCCTCGTTGCTTTCCTTGTGGCCGGTGGCCATGAGGTTATCGGCATAGACCGGAAGAACGGCGACGAGGCGTCCGACATCGGCAAGTTCCTCGTCAGCAACGAGAACGTGGACGGTGTGTTCCACCTGGCCGCCCAGACCTCGGTGTTCAATACCGAGACCGAGCAGATCCGCAAGGACAACATCGACACGTTCATCACCGTGTGCGCCCAGTGCGCCAATGCGGGCATCCGTCTGGTGTACGCCTCGTCGTCCACCGCGGCCCCGGGAAACGCCACGTCGATGTACGGCATCAGCAAGCGTTTCGACGAGCTCTACGCACGCCTCTACCACGATGACGCTTGGGGTGTGCGTCTCCACAACGTCTACGGCCCTGACCCGCGTCGGGGGACTCTACTTTGGCATCTGTTGAACGATGACGTTGTGGACATCTACAACATGGGCGAGAACACGCGCCACTTCACCCACATCGACGATGCGGTGAACGGACTCTACCAGGTGATGATCATGCCGCCCGAGGAGTTCGGCTACCAAACGCTGAAGGTCCGCATTATCAACGTGGCGAACCCCGAGGAGATGAAGGTGGCCGTTTTCGCCACCGAGGTGAGCGCCCGTTTCGGGACCAAGCTGCGCTTCATCGGCGGCCTTCGGGCACGCGACAATTACAGGCAAAAGGTGGAACAAGGGATTATTTCACTATCTTTGCACTACAAAACCGTGCAGGAGGGACTGGACGCCATTCTTGGCGAGCGTGACGGAATTAAGATTGACGATGTCAACATCGGTGTGTGACGCCATCCCCCTGTCGAGAACTCGGGGAGCCGGGGGCGGGAAAGCCGTCCTCGGTATCCCCTTTTTTCGGGGGAAATCGTCTGAAACGGGAAATAAAAATCGGGAGAAAGGAAACAAAAGTGCCAAAACAGGCAATTTATTAGCGTTTCGTTCACTTTATTGAGACTTTTTCTCATTTTCCGTCGCTTTTTATACGCAAATCAACGCCTAAATTATACGCAACATCATGGCACAGCAAAAAGACAACACAAGACCATTAACGCCCAAGCAGGAGAAGTTCTGCCGCAACTATGTCGAGATAGGCAACGCAAGCGAGGCCTACCGCCTTGCCTACAACTGCGCCAAAATGAAGCAGAGCACCGTCTGGGAGTGCGCAAGCAAGCTGCTCAGCAACCGCAAGGTTGCCACAAGGATAGCAGAGCTGCAGGAGGAGTATGCCGAGGCCACCAGGGTGGACCGTGCGAAGGTCGAGAAAGTCCTCATGGGCATCGTGGAGGTTGACCCCACCGACATGTACTACATCGACGAGGCGACAGGCAAGCCGAAGCTGAAGGCACCCAACCAGATGCCGGTGCACCTGCGCAAAGCCTTGAAGAAGATCAAGAACAAGCGCGGTGAGGTATCCTATGAGTTCAACGGCAAGACCGAAGCCGCCAAGCTGCTTGCCTCGATGAACGGCTGGGAGGCACCGAAGAAAGTCGAGATGGGCGGCAACATGGCCATCGAGGGCAAGCACGTCATGGACTTCTCGGAACTGCCCGAGGATGACGAGCCCGAGCAATAGCAAAATGTCACACAAGGGAAGTTTTGGCAAAATGTTGTCAAAACTCGGCAAAAGTGTGGCAAGTGTCAAATAAGGGAGATAGAGCAAAATGTCAAAAGAGGTGGTTTTTCGCTACGATTACCGGATGTTCAATCCGAACGGGTGGCAGCTCATGCGCTTCATGCGTGAGCCGTCCGTGCGTTTCATCATCCTCTATGGCGGCTCATCGTCCGCCAAGTCGTACAGCGCCGCCCAGGTGATCCTGATGATGACGATGTTCGACGGAGAGAACACCCTCGTCTTCCGTAAGGTCGGCGCATCCATCGAGAAGTCCATCTATGAGGACTTCCGTGTGGCGTGCAAGCAACTGCACATGGACGAGTGGTTCAAGTTCACCCGCAACTCCATCCGCTGCGGCTACAACGGCGCGAGGATAGACTTCAGCGGCCTCGACGACCCCGAGAAAATCAAGGGTATCTCCAACTACAAGCGCGTGCACCTGGAGGAGTTCAGCGAGTTCGAGGAGAGCGACTTCAAGCAGATACGCAAGCGCCTGCGCGGTAAGGAAGGCCAGCAGATCAGCGCCACCTTCAACCCCATCCGTGAGACGCACTGGATAAAGAAGTCATGGTTTGACAGCGAGAAGTGGCACGACGTCTCCATGCGTGTCACCATCGACGGCCGCCGCATCCCTGCCAGGTTCACCGAGGTGAAGTCCCTGCGGATGAACGAGCCGAAGACCTACATCAACCCGAGCACAGGAGCCATGGAGGACCATGCGCCAGACACCGTCATCATCCAGTCCACCTACATGAACAACTTTTGGGTAGTCGGTTCCCCTGATGGGACGTATGGCTACTACGATGAGCAGTGTGTGGCCGACTTCGAGAAGGACAGGCAGAGCGACCCCGACTACTACCGCATCTATGCCCTCGGCGAGTGGGGCGTCATCCGCACGGGCAGCGAGTTCTTCGGCTCGTTCAACACCGGCATGCACACCGCCGCCACGGCATACGACCCCGACTATCCCATCCACGTCAGTGTCGACAACAACGTGCTGCCCTACATCTCCATCTCGTTCTGGCAGTACATCACCGAGGATAGCCAGCGCATCGTGCAGTTCGGTGAGCTGTGCGCCGAGAGTCCCGACAACACCGTCAAGCGTGCCGCCAAGGCCACGGCACAGCGGCTGCGCTCCATCGGGTACAGCGACAAGCTGTACCTCCATGGTGACGCCAGTACCAGGGCAGCGAACACCATCGACGATGACAAGCGGTCGTGGCTCGACCTGTTCATCTTCACGCTGGAGGGTGAAGGCGTGGAGGTTGTTGACTGTGTTTGTGACAAGAACCCGTCGGTGGCCATGACGGGTGAGTTCATCAACGCCATCTTCGAGGGTACAGTTCCCGACATCTCCATCACCATCGGCAAGGAGTGCCCGGTGTCGATAGAGGATTACCTGAGCGTGCAGAAGGATGCCAACGGCGCCATCCTCAAGACCAAGGTCAAGAACAAGACCACCAACCAGACCTATGAGGAGCACGGCCACCTGTGTTTCACAGCTGACACAATAGTAGCAACTAAGCGTGGTGATGTTCCGATTGTTGATGTAAAAATTGGAGATTATGTATTGACAAGAAAAGGTTATTCAAAGGTGTATAATTCTTTCTGTACAAGTTGCAAATCTCAAATAATTATCGTATCTTTGTGTGTCGGTAAATTGAGGTGTACTGACAACCATCCCATATATACCGAGCGTGGTTTTATACCCGCAAATCAGCTAAAATCAACAGACAAAATAACCACCATCAAAAACGGAAAACCATGCAAAGAGAGACTATCGAGTACAACGGTTTCAGATTTATTCGCTATCCTGAGTCAAAATCTCAAAGTGATAGGTCGTACTATCGTGGATGGATTAAGAGAGACGGGAAAACCGTCAAAGAGTACCTGCACCGCTATATGTGGGAGTGTGCAAACGGGCCTATTCCTAAAGGCTATGATGTTCATCATATTGATGGCAATCACGATAACAACACACTTGATAATTTCGCCCTTGTGCTTAATGAAAATCATGTTAAACACCACCATGAAAACATTTCAGATGGGCGTAAAGCCAAACTTCGCAAAGTTCTCGAAGACAACAGGCAGAAAGCTGCTGACTGGCATAAATCCGAAGAGGGTCGCAAATGGCATTCTCAAAACTCTAAAAAGCAGATGGAAAACAGGGAGTACAGGACTTTCAAGTGTATTGTGTGCGGCAGAGAGTTCACATCGAGGGCTATTCAAGGCGCAAAGTTCTGCTCAAACAGCTGCAAATCAAAGTGGCGCAGAGACAATGGCCTCGATGATGTTGAACGCACTTGTAGGGTGTGTGGTGCAAAATTTAAGGTCAATAAGTACTCTAAAAAAGAGTGTTGCTCTAAACGGTGTGCCGCTCTCAGTAGGTGGAGAGGCGGCAGTGTATGACATCTCCGTGGATGACGGGGAGTTCTTTGCAAACAACATCTTAGTTCACAACTGCGACACGTTCCGCTATGTGGTCCATGACCTGCTGCGTGAGAACTACGTCCTGTTCAGCAACCGCCGCAAGCGCAACCTGTTCGCCCGTGACGGTGCCATCCACTTCTACAATCCCGCGACGGCCGACAGTGCGGTGGCCACCCGACGTGTGCTGTATGTGCTGCCGAACATCGGCGGGCGCTTCTGTCTGCTTGAGGGTGTGCTGGTCGGCAATCACTGGCGTGTGGTGGATGTGGTGTACCGTGAGAACACCTCGACTGATGAGATAGCCGGTGCCATCGAGAGCCGCGACGGTGACATGTGCATCGTCGAGTGCGGTGACGCCTATTACCAGTTCGTCCGCAGGCTGAGGGCGACGGCAGGCATGCCCGTGAGGATATGCGATGAGGAACACGATCCTGCCAGGCGCATAGCGGCGACGAGCGACTTCGTCAAATCCCGTGTGCTGTTCAACGAGACGGCAGTCAACGATAGCCCCGACTATTCGGAGTTCGTCACCCACCTGCTGGACTACAATGCAGACAAGGGCCGTGACATAGAGGCCAGCGTGCTGCTCAGCGGCTTTGTTTCGTATGTCATAAAAAATTAGACTTTGCGGTTCAACACGATATAATTTCGTGTTTCATAGCTTTTTAGATACTGTTTTGTAACTGTTTCGCTTTTTGAGATTTCAAGAAATTGAAGTAACCGAAAAGCGAAAAATTTACATTTGCACAAAACGACTGACATGGGATTTAACTTACGAGACATATTCCCGATGAGGAAGAAGGACGGCAGCGGCCAGCAGCTGTCCGACGTTCCTGTTGTCACCAACGCACCGAGCGCGACGAACTACAGCGTCCTGGCTCCTGATGTACTGGAGGGCATCCTCCACCCGAAGTATGCCGGCGACAATTTCCTGACGCTGTTCGCCACGGTCCCCGAGGTGTTCTGGCCGATAGACTTCATCGCCAGCCGCGTCGCTGGTGCGAGTTTCGTCGTTAGGCGTTCGAGTGACGACAGCGTGGTGTGGCGTCTGTCACATCCCGTGAACGGCATACTGAGCAACCCGAACTGCCTGATGGGCTGGTACGAGTTCATCTACAACCACTTCGTGTACAAGCTCTGCACCGGCAACGCCTTTGTGCGTGCCGCGATGGGTGACCACCTGGATGCGGAAGCCTTGAAGTGGAAGTACTGCGACACCTACTGGAACCTGCCCGCCACTCGAGTAAAAATCGAGCCCAAGAACATGTATTCGGTTCCGCTGTTCGGCGTCACGCCCGGCGGCATAGAGGACATCGTGAAGGGCTACCGCATCGCCTTCGGCTCGAAACTGACCGAGCTGATCCCGACGTACCAGGTGTGGCATGACCGTGACGGACTGCCCAGCTACGGCGGCCGCGTCGGCTTCCTGAAGGCCATGAGCCGTCTCGCCCCGTTGAAGAAGCCCATCGGCAACCTGATTGCCGTGTACTCCGCACGAAACATCATCTACGTCAAGCGCGGCGGTGTGGGCTTCATCGTCCAGCAGCAGCAGGACAAGGCGGGCACGGTGGCCATGACCAGCGACGAGAAGAAGGCGTTCGTGAAGGAACTCACCGACACCTACGGCTTCAGCGAGGGCCAGTTCCCGTTCGGTGTCTCGAACATCCCCATGTCATTTGTTAGGACGAACCTCAGCATCAGCGAGCTGCAGCCTTTTGACGAGACCTTGGCTGATGCGATCACCATAGCGGGTGCCTACGGCATCCCGAGCGTGCTTGTTCCCCGCAAGGACCAGGCGACGTTCAGCAACCAGGCGACAGCGGAGAAGGCTGTGTACTCATCAGTCGTCATCCCGTTGGCCAAGCGTTTCTGCAAGGACTTCACGACCTTCCTGCGCATGGAAGAGGGCGGCAGCAAGTATTACCTTGACTGCGACTTCTCCGGCGTTGACTGTCTGCAGGAGGGTCTGAAGGAGGCGGAGGAAGTGAAGAAGCTCGTCAACGAGCGTTGCCTGGAGCAGTTCAACAAGGGCCTCATCACCCTCAACGACTGGCGCGGCCAAATCGGCGAGGCCATGATTGAGGAGTCGGAGCTTTCGCTGGCGAGCAAGCTGAAGTGGCAGATGACCGATGAGGAACTTGCGACAGTGGCGAAGATTTTCAATTCATCATTTACTAACAATAATCAACAACAGGAAGATGGGACAAACCAACAACCAAAAGAAGGAAGTGCTGTACAAGGGTAACTGGTACGGCGTTCAGACCAAGGATGTTGACGAGCAGGAAGGATTGGTAACTGTTGCGGTCAACGGGTTTAACATCATGGACAGCCAGGGCGACATTTCCATGCCCGGCTCGTTCAAGAAGACACTGAAGGAGGGCTTCAAGCGTTTGAAGTGGTTCCTCGACCATGACGTGCACAAGCAGATCGGTGTGCCCGTCGATGGCTACGAGACCGACACCCACCTGGTGATGACGGGCAGGATTGCCAAGAACACCGCGCTGGGTCACGACGTGCTGGAGCTGTACAAGCTGAATGCCGAGTGCGGCCACGAGATGGAGCACAGCATCGGCGTGACGGCCATCAAGCGTGACGAGGAGAACCGCGCCAAGGTGCTTGAGTGGCGTCTGTACGAGTACTCCACCCTGATGGGCTGGGGTGCCAATCCTTCGACGTTCCTGGTGGACATCAAGACGGCCACCGACGAGCAGGTGCGCCACGCCGTTGAGTACATGCGACAGGCCTTGACAAAGTGCAATCTCACCGACCAGTTAAGCAGGAAATTCGATATGGACTTGACATTGATGTTGAAGGCCCTGAACGGCGGGAACATCGTCACCTGCCCCTATTGCGGCCATCAGTTCGACTTTGACGATGCAGAGTTGCACACGTTCCAGCAGCAGGTTATCGAGGTCGCCAACCGTTACATCGGCTGGGTGGCCGAGGATGCCGCATGGGACCGCATTAACGAGCTTGCGCCCGAAATCCGTGCCGAGGTGATTGCCCTTATTGACGCCATCGCATCCAAAGAGGGCGGAGTGCAGAACATCACTACCAAGAGCATTGAGGATTTCATGAACTACGTCCGTTGCCCCCATTGCTGGGGCAAGGTATACCAAGCCAACAAATTATTGCAAGACGCCCCCGGCGAGGGAGGCACTACTGAGGAGCCGTTGACCGACACTCCGAAGCAGGAGCAACCCGACACCGCGAGCAAGGAAGCCGACAGTGTCACTTCCATGTTTTTCAAGGGTCTGAGCGATAAGATTAGTTAATAACCTTTTCAAAATCGCAAAAAAATGACTGAACAAGAGAAGAAAGAACTTGAGCAGCAGCAGGACGCATTCCTCAAGAGCATTGAGGGTAAGATGCAGTCTATTGTTGACAATGCCATCGCAGGCCTCATCTCCAAGGATGAGGTGACGAAGCAGGTCAACGAAGCCATCAAGGGCTTCGAGGACGAGCACCAGGTAAAGGCCAACGAGGAAATCCAGGAGCTGGCCAAGCAGATCAAGACCCTCGGCGAGAGCATCTCCAAGATGAAGCAGTCTGGCATGACCAATGACCAGATCAGCAAGTTCGCTGAGAAGATTGACGAGATGATGGACAGCGAGAAGTTCCAGGACTTCGTCCAGGGCAAGACCCGCAAGTCGGGTGCCTTCGACGGCTTCAGCCTGAAGGACATCGTGAGCATCACCGCCAACGGAGCCGACGGTGCGAACTACACCGGCGACAACCTGATTTCGCGTCAGGACAACCGCTACTTCAGCAAGTACAACCCCGCCAAGATGCACTTGCGTGACATCGTGAACGTGCTGCAGGGCGATCCCGAGCATCCCACCCACACCTTCGGTCAGGTGGACAGCGTGGACCGCAACTTCCGCTACGTCACTGAGAACGGCGAACTCCCCGAGAGCGCATTCTCGCTGAAGGAGGTCACCGCCAACACCGCCCGCATCGGTACGCACCTGAAGCTGTCGAAGCGCATGCTGAAGAGCCGTATCTTCGTGCGCTCGTGGCTCATCTCCACCCTGCCCGAACGCATGTACCTCGCTGAGGACTGGGGTATGTTGTTCGGTGACGGTGCAGGCGAGAACCTGCTCGGTGTTACCAACATGAGCGGTTGCACTCCCGTTGAGACCATCATCACTGGCCCCATCGTGAGCATCGCAGCCGGCGGTGTGAGCTCGTACACCAGCTACAACAGTGGTGCCGACACCATCCTTGAGTTCGCCGCTCCCCAGCCCGACATCCTGGAAGGTATGAAGATCACCCTCGCCGCTACCGGCGTGAGTGCTGCCAACACCACCTACGACGTGATCAAGATGAACGACCGTCAGATTCTGCTGAAGGGTCTCGCCTACAGCAGCGACCTGACCGCTGCCAGCACCACCGCCACCGTGCTGCATGGTGCTTACCACAGCATCGTCCTGCCCAACTCGGCAGACGTCATCAAGACCATCATCGCCGTGATGTCCTATGCCCAGTACAACCCCAACGCCATCGTGCTGAACCCCATCACGCTTAACGCCATTGAGTGTGAGAAGGACACGACCGGCCGCAACCTGGGTCTCGTCGTTGGCAACAACGGCGTGAAGTACATCGGCGGTGTTCCCGTCATCGAGATGAACAGCATGCCCATCGGCAAGTACCTCGTCGGTGACTTCCTGAAGGCAGCTGACCTGATTGACTACACCTCGCTGAGCATCGAGTTCGCCGAGGACGTCAACACGAAGTTGAAGAACTACGTTGCTGTCATCGCACAGGAAGAGGTAATCTTCCCCGTTTACATGCCCTGGGCCTTCGCTTACGGCAGCCTTGCCAGCGTGAAGACCGCAATCACCGCATCGTAACTATGAAGTATCTCTTAGAAGGTCCGCAGGCTGACGTGGTGCTTCAGGAGAACCGCAACCGCATCGCAATGGGGATGGTGAAAATCACCCCCGTTGCCGATGAGGTGGTGGAACCCGCCGAAGAGGCTCCCGTTGTGGAGTCCGAGGACAAAGAGCAGCACGTCGAGGAGGCTCCCGTTGTAGAGCCCGAAGCACCTGTTGCTCCCGAGGCTCCAGAAGTCCCCGATGTTGACTCCAAGGATGCTCCCGTAGAGGAGGACGCCAAGGAAGAGCCCGAGGGCGACAGCAAGGAAGTGACCGAGAACGCTGACTCCAAGGATGCTCCCGTAGAGGAGGACACCAAGGAAGCAGCACCCAAGAAGTCAACGAAAGCAAAGAAGTAGGAGTAACCATGCTTATTGATGTTTCATATTTCACCAGCGGGCCGAGGCACATTATGAACGCCACGGCAAACGCATCGCCCAATCAGAACCAGTTGAGTGTCAACAAGGCCATCATGGGCTACGTCAGTCATTACCAGATGGCATTCCTTTGCGAGATGCTCGGTGACGCACTGGCGCTGCTGCTCAACAACTACATGGCTGAGAAGGATGCCGCAGAGAATGACAACAACAATGATTTCGCTGTCAATGACGGTTACGAGATGCTGATGTCAAAGCTGCGTGAGTCCTTCGCCGACTACGTCTTCTTCTACATCCTCCGTGACGCATCCACGCAGGCCACCGACAGGGGACTTGTGATCTGGAAGAATGAGAACGAGGTCGTGTCGCCCATCAGCCGTCAGGTATCCGTATGGAACGAGATGGTGAACAGGAACATCCGCTTCAAGGCATGGGCGGGGGCACAGTCCTCCACTCCCTACTCTCTTGCTGTGGTGTCTGACAACATGATAACCCGCATCAATCCCTTCAACCTATGAGCAGCGAGATAGTTGACATCTTTGCCGACGTGGTGTCCAGGCTGAGTGAAGGTCTTACCGTCACGATGCCCGAGTCGATGGACTTCTCCACCGTCCCCGAGTCCTTTGTCGATGTCGATAACCCCGAGGTGTCCTATGTGTTCGGCAATGCCCGGTACTTCAAGGATGACCTGGACGACAAGACGAAGGCCGAGGAGACGACGGTGAGGAAGTTCCCCGTGGTCTGCCTGTTCGCCCCCATCAAGGAGAAGCGCAACCAGGAGGACCCCGTGAGCCACCAGTTCTACACCACGGCGAAGGTCAATCTGCTTATCGCCTGTTCGAGCACGAAGGAGTGGAGCAACGAGCAGCGCAAGGTCTATTCGTTCGAGAACGTCCTGCGGCCGATCTACCGTCGGCTGATGGAGGAGCTGGAGCGTGACCGCCGTCTCGACTGGGGCTATGGTGGCAAGATACCGCACGAGTACTCAGAGAACTACTCTTATGGCCGATACGGGGCTTACACCGATGCCTCAGGCAACGCGGTGAGCGAGCCCATTGACGCCATCAACATCGTAAATCTGCAAGTTAAAGTCAAAATCAATAATTGCACAAGAAAATGAGACCTATTCGTAATTGTAAGCGCGGTGAGCTGAACACCGGTAAATCTCAGTGCCCCCTCGATTTGGCGCACATCATCGGCGCTATGGTCGTTCCCCGAGGCTTCGAGTTCCCGGCAGACGCTACCGCTTCGTCCCTCAAGCAGGCCTGCCATGCCGACCGTCCCAACCGCATCATGCCCATCATGGTGTTTGTTGAGTACTCCAAGGAAGGCGGCGAGGCCAGCATCAGTGCTGTCGGCTACGGCGGCAACCAGGTAACCGGTGTCAGCCCCAGGACCGACACCTACACCATGGCCCAGCATGACCCCGCACTTGCGGCTTCGCTGAGCAAGGCCATGAACCTTCCCTTCGAGGTGTTCTATTTCGATGAGAATGACGTGGTCTATGGCCGTCGTGTTGCTGACGCCCTCCGTGGCTTCCCCATCACCACGCTGTATCCCACCGTCACCCCTCATCCCACGAGCAGCAACCCCGCCACCCTCACGGTATCGTTCGCGTTCGAGAACTCCCGCGACGCCATCGAGGAGTTCGACTATGTACAACTGGACTTCAGCCTGAAGGACAGTCTCGTCATGCTGACCGAGGTCGAGCTGGCCAACACCGGCACGAACAAGTACAAGATCGTCGAGAAGGTCGGCGGCTATGACCTGACATCGAAGTATGCCAGCATAATCACCGAGAGCGCAGCCACTGTGCTGGACGGTGTGACCGCTGCCACCTATGACGAGACCACCGAGACGCTGACGCTGACCGTCAGCAGCGGTAGCACTCCTGCGTTGAAGGCTCCGTCGGTACTCTACGATGCCGGCATTGAAGGCATCACGGCATGATTGTCGAGGGTGTGAACTTCGTCGAGGACGCCTGCAGGAAGATGTCCAGGGATGAGTTCATCGCTCACCACAAGGACGCCTTCTGGCAGGACCGCGACGAGAGCGTCCGCAAGCAGATGCTTGGCGACGCCTACGACATGATGAACCCGCCCAAGAAGGAGGGCAAGAGAAAGAAGTCCGCCTCGGAAGAGGACAACAAGTAACCAGCGGGCGGTGTGACTGAGTTTGCACCGCCCGTTTTTAGTTGAGAAAGCAATGGCGACATTAGATGAGGCATATGAGGCTGTCAAGCGCTGGGTGGAGGGCTTCGACGACAAGTGTCTGGAGTGCATGGAGCGCAACCAGGGCGTGTTCGTCCACCTCGTCACCGAGCAGATGTACAGCGGTCTTCGCGGCGACGGGACGTACATCACCCCGTCGTATGACGATGACCCGTTCTTTGAGGAGCCAGGCATGTGGTACCACGACAGCGAGGGCTACAAGGCATGGAAGGGCGCCATCACGCCGCCCATGTCGAGTTCTTTGCTGGGTCTTCCTCCCCGACCCTATGACGTGCCGAACCTGTTCATCAACGGCAAGTTCTACAGCGAGATTTACACCGTCAGCGGCGACAGGCAGATCGAGTTGCGTGTTGTCGAGAGCGGTGACGGTCCGAGCATCCTCGGCAAGTACGGTGACGAGCTGTTCGACCTTGTGGGCACATCCGTTCAATACTTCAACGAGGAGTACCTGTTGCCTCATCTGCAGGACTTCTTTAACGAGTGCGGCTTATGAGTTGCGGGTGTGAGAACAAGAAGCGGGCGAGCGAGTACGAGCGCATGAAGTCGCTTGCCAAGAAAGCCGCCATCCTCAGCGAGTGCATCATGGAGCTGCGCTTGCGTGATGACGGGACGTATACATTCAACTGCCGCGACACAGGCGGCAGCGGTGTGATTATCGAGTACATTCACTATTTATAGCATAACATCATTATGGGTATTAGAATAGACGACCTTGTCGCCCCCGAGGCGAAAGCGGAGTTGACCGCTTTCCTTGCCACCATGGAGAGCGTCAAGTCAAAGTATGTGGATATCTGCCAGTCTATGGTCCAGGGCATCAATGTCAAGGTGTCCGTTGTCGGCGACGTGGAGAAACTTGATGAACTCATCAAGGTGCAGTCGCGTGAGATGGTCACGGCGACCAACCAGATGCAGACGGCGAGCAACCAGTTGCAGACCGCGTTGGGCAACACAACCAACACCATCTCCCGTCAGTTGGCCGAGCAGGAGAAGCTGAACAAGACGCAGCGTGAGGCCTACCAGTTGAACCAAAGTGCGCTCGACATCGCCAAGAACATCCTCGGCACCTATGACCAGAACGTGGCCGCTTTGGCAAGGCTCAACAAGGAGATGAAGGACAACAAGGATGCCTACAAGAACTCCACCATCACCGCTGACGAGTTTCTCCGCAAGGAACTGGAGCTCAAGACCGCCAAGGCAGAGGTCCAGCGCATCCTCAACAACGAGACCAAGATGATGCAGGCCGCTGACGGCAGCTACAAGCAGCTGTCGCTGCAGCTGGAGCGCATGAAGATGGCCTACAAGCAGCTCAACGAGGAAGAGAAGCGTGCTGGCCAGGGCAAGACCCTCGGCGCAGAGATACAGAAACTCGATGCCCACCTGAAGGACGCAGCGGCCGACATGGGCGAGTTCCAGCGCAATGTCGGGAACTACGCCATCGCCGCCATGCGTGCCGTGGGTGTCAACGGCAAGTTGGGCAGCTCGTTCGCCTCTCTTGTGGCCGACTCTTCCAACGGCGGCAATGCCCTCACTGGCCTTACCACCAAGGTCAAGGCCTTCGGGCAGACCGCCATGGCACTGTTGTCCAATCCCTACATGCTTGCCTTCCTCGGCATTGCAGGTGTCGTTGCTGGCGCCAAATGGTGGTATGACTACAACAAGGGGCTTGTCGAGGCGAGCCGTCAGACCAAGTTCTTCACCGGCTTGACAGGTGAGGCCATGGCCGCCGTGCGTGACAAGGCGCAGGCCGTGGCCGACACCTACGGCAAGGACTTTGCCGACACGCTGAAGGCAGCGACGGCCATATCTCACAACATGGGTGTCACAGCCGACGAGGCGTTAGACCTCATCAACAAGGGCTTTGCCGCTGGCGGCGAGAACTCGCAGCAGTACCTCAACATCCTGCAGAGGTTTGCTCCCACCATGGAGAAGATGGGCTTGTCCGCTGATGAGTTCGTGGCCTTTGCCGGGCAGATCGAGAAAGCGGGAGCCGACACCAACAAGTCCATGACCGCCATGGGCAAGGCCTCCATGCAGCTGCGCACCATGAACAAGGGCACAGCCGACAGCCTCAATGCCATCGGCATCAACGCCAAGCAGATGTCGGCCGACATTCAGACCGGCAAAAAGGGTGCCATTGATGCCATGCAGGAGATTGCTCAGAAGCTGCAGGAGACAGGCACCAACAGCCGTGAGGCGGCCGCCGTGATGAAGGACCTGTTCGGTGCCCGTGGCGAGAGTCAGATTGGCACAGAGTTCCTCGCTTTCCTGGCTGATGCCAAGAGCGGCACCGAGGAACTGTTGGGCGCAGAGAACAGCCTCGAGCGTCTGAAGGTGAAGGAGGTCGAGACGCAGACCGAGCTCAACAACGTCGTCGCCTCCCTGTTCGATATGGGTGAAGGCGGTTTCGAGACCATGACCAAGAAGGCCAAAATTTGGATACAGGAAGGCCTCATCAAGGCCATCAAGTGGGTGGTCAACCTCATCAACTATTTCATCGACTGGTACAACGAGAGCATGCTTGTGCGTTCCGTCATCGCCAGCATATTCACCACCGTCAAGGTCGGCTGGGAAATCCTGAAGGCTGCGTTCAACCTCATCATTGACGCTGTCAAGAACGTAGGCCGCCAGATGAGGGGATTGGGAGACATCATCCAAGGTGTAATGACTTTCGACGTCGACAAGATCAAGCAGGGCTGGAACGAGATAACCTCCAGTGTCGGCAAGTATGTCCGTGAGAGCCTCGGCGACATCAGGAGCGCAGGTGCTAACATGGGCCAGGCGTTCGCCGATGGTTTCAACCAGACAGCAAGAGGCCACCTCAATTTCCTTGACACCAATAGTGTCGGCGGAGCGAACACCGCTGACGGTTACGGCGGTATGGCTGGTTCGGGAGGCTCAGTAGCCAATCCCACCCAAGCCAAAGACCCTGCTGCCGAGGCTGCCAGGAAGGCGGCAGAGAAAGCCGCAGAGAAACAACGTCAACAAGACCTCAAGGCCGAGGAGGCACAGCTTGAGGCGATGCTTGAACTGGAAGAGAACTACCACAAGAAGGAGATGATACAACTCCGTCTTAACTGGCTCAAGAAAATCAATGCCATCAAGGGCGAGGGCGAGAAGGAGCGAGTGGCACGCACCCAACTGATGGCAGCGATGCAGCACGCCCTCTCCGAAGCAGAGTACAACTACCAGCAGAAGCGCAACGAGACTGACCTGGCCAACCGCCTTGCCTCTGTCAAGGATGGCAGCGAGGAAGAGTACAAGTTGAAACTCGAACAGCTCAGGAAGCAGCGGGAAGCCGAATTGCGTGAAGCCGAGCGCACCGATGCGGATATCTCTCTCATCAATGCCAAGTACGATAAACAGGAACGTGAGTTACTGGAGGCCCGAATCAAGAACAGGCTGGAAAAACTCACAGAGGCCGCCGCTACAGAACAGGTCATCCGCGACAACCAGCTCAAAATGGAGCTCACCGCCCTCAACGAGCAGATGGCCGAGGAACTGAGGCTTGCAGGTAACAATGAGCAGAAGATTTCCGACATCAGGGAAAAGTACGCCAATCTGAATGCCGAGAAGCAGGAACAGTATGCCATCGAGACCGCCAAGAGGCAGATGGAGGCATACCTTAACCAGCTGAAAGCCGTTTCTGGCCTTGGCGATGTTGGCGCCATCTTCAACGACCTGATGGATGTTGAAGGCAACGCCGCATTGCTTGAGGGTTACGGAATGGCTCACGCTGAGGCACTGAACATGGCCAAGCAGCTGGCCACCGCACAAATCGACATCGCCAATGCCGAGGCTGATGCGGAGATAGCAGCTATCGAACGTGTGAACGAGGCAGACCAGAAAGCCCGTGACAGGCGCATCGCCAATGCCGAGAAATGGCTGGGTGCTGCCCAGGAAGCCATCGGCAACATCACCGACCTGGTGGGCACACTCTTTGACGGGCAGATTGCCAAGATTGAGGAGCAGCAGGAAGCCAACCAGGCGCAGTACGATGAACAGATAGCCAACATCGAGGCTCTTGCCGAGCGTGGCGCCATCACCCAGGAAGAGGCAGAGCTCCGCAAGCGTGAGGCCGAGGCGGCCACCGCCAAGCGAGAGGAGGAACTGGCCAAGAAGAAGGCGCAGGCTGAGTACAAGCGTGCCGTCGGCGAGAAGGCCAACAGTATCGCCCAAATCGGCATCGCCACCGCCCTCGGTATCATGAAGGCCTCGCCCAACTGGGTGAACATGGCACTTGTCGCTGCCATGGGAGCCATCCAGTTGGCCACCGCCATTGCCCAGCCCATCAAAGCTTACAAGGCTGGTACGGACTACCACCCCGGCGGTCTCGCCATCGTCGGTGACGGCGGCAAGCGTGAGGTTGTGGAGACTGGCGGCAAGTACTGGCTCACCCCGAAGGTGCCCACGCTGGTTGAGATGCCCAAGGGCTCGAAGGTGTTCCCCGACTACCTGGACTTCATCGCCAACGAGGCTCCTGTGAACTACGGCGACCTGATAGCCGCCATGCCGTTGCCCGATATCTCCCCGCTTTTGTCAGTGAAGGGCAAGAGTGTTGTCGTGAACAACGACTATACGGCCCTGCAGCGCGACGTGAGGGAACTTGGGCGGCTGATCAGGACAATGACACGTCAGCAGCACAAAGATGCGTCAGACGCGAAATATGAACGCTACAGGAGGGACAGGATATGAAGACGAACCTCAGCGAACTGACGCTTGCCCAGTTCATCGACCTGGAGTGCGGCAAGCTGGACGTGTTGAAAGAGAGCCACCACGAGGTGGTTCCCATGGAACGGCTCATCGAGACCCGCGGCGCCATCGCCAGGGAGTTCCAGCAGATAGCCGCGCCGGCATCCTACAAGTCCATGCTCATTGACCGTGAGAAAAAGACCAAGATGAGGGCGAAAGCAATCCTGTTCGGTGCGCTCAAGTCGCTTGTTGGCATTGAGGCCTTTGACGAAGTACGTCAAATCATGTCGTCTGCTGGGATTGACTGCACGAGGTTTGACAATGCACGCCTGAGCCTTGACGTGGAGCAGCGGCTGAACGACGTCACCTTCGAGCTCAAGCGCATGGGCTTGGATGCACCGAAGCCCGAGGATGTCACCCCCGAGGAGGTGCGCAGGGGCTACGAGGGCATGGTGGCCGACCTGATGCTCGCCTACAAGATGAGCATCGACATCGAGACCATCCGTGCCAGCGTGTTCGCCTCGATGATCAACAAGGCCAACGAGATGGCTAAAGCGCTGAACGAGAAAATCAAGTCCAAGAAGTGATGTTATCTAATAGTTGAAGGGGCTGCGTGGCGACATTGTCATGCAGCCTTTTTGTGTGTATGAACTTTTTGGTTGCTTTGTGAGTAATACCAATGTAAAACATTGAGATTATTATGAAGCACGAAGCCAAAGAACTACACCGCATCTCCGCCAGGCTGGCGGTCATTGACCAGAAATGTGACTTAATCCTATCGCAGTTGTCCGCACTCCGTGCCCGTGAAGGGCTGGACGCACTGATTGACCGCCTGCACCGTCAGGCGCGGGCCATGAGGCACGACAGGAGGCGATGAGCGGTATTGAGTTGGAGATTGCCGCCCTCTATCCGTGGATAGTGGGCGTGGCATGCCGCATGGCCGGTGATGAAGCCGACGGCGAGGACCTGGCACACGACACCATCATCAAGGCCTTGCTTGCTGTCGTGCGTTTCGACAGCTCCCGCGACCTGAAGCCGTGGCTGCTGTCCATCATGACCAACACATGGAAGAGCCGCGAGCGCCACCGGTCCTGTGTCCCGTTCTGCCCGCTGGTGGAAGGTGTGGCCGCACTTGTCCCCCACGATCCGCTGGACGTGGCCGCCTCGCGCACACTGGTGTCGCTCATCCGTGACATGGCCAGGCGCGACATCGCCATGCGTTCGCTGTGGCTGTATGCCGAGGGGTACGACTACGGCGAGATTGCCGAGGCCACCGGGGCGAGGACTGGCACCGTCAAGAGCCGCATCCACTACGCAAGGAAGCGCCTGCGCCAGCTGCTGGAGGACTAATCGTTACAAAGAGTTAAGGTGCTAAAATGGTGGTCATTCTGTTTGCGTCTATCGTAAATATTGGCTAACTTTACAGTAGATAATTCAATAAGAATTACACTAAGTCAAACCAATTAAAACTGTTAAAGTTATGCAGACCACATTCAATTTCCGAGTTAGAGTCATGAGTTATGCCCATCACATTTTCGTGAGCGGCGAGTACACCTGGAGCGCAGCGTTGAAGAAAGCCTGGACGCTGTACCGCCTTGCCAAGATGATGCGCAAGGGCGTGGTGAAGTTTTACTTCGAGAAAGTCGACGGCAGCGCCCGCGTCGCCTACGGCACCCTCAAGGACCTTCCCGCTGGTGTGACATCGAGGCGCAGTGCCACCAAGGCGCCCAACTTCGGCACCATGCGTTATTGGGACACCAAGAAGAACGCCTTCCGCAGCTTCAAGGTTGAGAACTTCATCGCCATTGCCATATGAGCCAGGGAGCGATACTGATCAAGGCCGATGCCACCACGGCGGGGATTTTCCCCGCCAATGGCTCGGACTTCCAGCTGGAAGAGCTGCAGGGCCTCGTTGACGGCCGCATCGAGATAGTGACTGTGACCGACAAGGTCATCATGGTGATCAATGAGGATGGCAAGGACGTGCTGCCCATGAATGTCATGGCCACGGTGATGGCCAAGGCGCAGCGTGCCATCTTCCCATGGGACTACATCTGCGGCGATGTCGTGATGTGCCCGAGCGAGATGGTGAAGTGAAAAATGAGCGATGCTGACTGCGGCATGATAGATTCAAGAAAACCAAACAGTTAGGCATTGTTTCTTTTACCAGTCTTTTAATGAGATTTCAGCAAATCGCTGCTGCGGTTTGCTTTTATTTTTACATTTGCCCAAAACGGCAAGGCATGAAGACGAAATTCCATATCATTTCGGGCGGTGTGACGCGCGACGTCGCATCCACCGACATCATGAACTGGGACGAGATAGAGTTCACGCTGGAGCGCAAGGACTACAGCGGCGTGATGCGTTCGTTCTCTTCCGAGTTCAAGTTCGTCGGCCGTGCCTTCACGCTGTTGCGTGACCTGTACCTTGCCGACGGCTTCCTGGCATCCGCAGAGATTGCCGTGAGCACCAAGAACGACGACTGGACCTATACCGAGCAGTTCCGTTGCCCGCTGGACTTCTCAAGCCTTGAGATAGAGAGCGGCGTGCTCACCATCAACTCCATCGACAACACCCTTGCCGGGATGCTGAGCAGCAAGAAGGGCCAGAAGTACGAGTTCCCGGTGTCTGAGTTTGACCTGACGCAGGTGTCCTTAGCCCGCATGGCCTTCGCCAACTCGGTGAAGTACAACCTGCCCAGGACGGACTACCCGTCAGGACTTGTCGATGCCCGCATCAACGAGGCAGGTTCGCTGGTGATTTCCACCGCTTATGTCGAGCCGCGCGACGAGAGCTCAGGCTATGACGGCACGAGCATCAACCGCTTCTTTGCCAAGGTGAACATCGCGCCGTCACCGCTCATCCGCATCTCCTTCAGCGGCTATGTGAGGTTCCCGTTCAGCATCCACAACGACAGCACACCAACGCCTGCAGAGCTGCAGTTGGGCTATTGGGTAGATGACGACAACCCGCACTTCCAGCTGTGGTACAAGATTACCGACAATGACGTCACCAAGAAATTCATCAACGGCAGCATCCGCAACCTGTGGATCGGGAAGTCCACCCACGCCAACTATGCGTCGCTTGACGCGCTGAAGGCTGCGGCGGCCGCCAACACCGACATCATCGGCCTGTATGCAGGCTGTTTCGGTGTCGTTGGAAGCAACCAGTACCCCAATGCCGCCTATTGGAGCGCCAATACGGTGTATGAGTATAACGGCAGCACATGGACTGCCAAGGGCACACCCAACAACTATTACCAGGACAGGCTTGTGTCCACCGGCGTATCGTTCCAGGGCTTGGCCACCAACGAGTATCCCATGCTGCAGCTCACCGGCTCCATGAGGCTGTTCAACTGCACGATGACGATGACATGGCAGGACTTCGCCCACGGCGAGGTGACACTTGGCGGCATCTCCCCCGTGGAGCTGCTCGAAAAGGTGGTTGATGCCATCTCTCCCGGCTCAACGGCCACCATTGCCGACGATGCCGCAGGTCTGCTGGCAAAGACCTACATCTTCCCTGCCGAGGCACTGAGGCAGTTGGGTGACGCGAAGGTGTTCACCACGTTCCAGCAGTTCGCCGGATGGATGGAGGCCGTGTTCGGTTACACCTACCGCGTCGCAGGTGACCAGGTGCAGTTCGTGCACCGCTCGGCCGTGTTCAACCAAAGCGCTGTCAAGCACATTGGAGAGGTCCGCGACGTGAAGTACAGCATAGAGGACAACCTCATCTATACAGAGGTGGATGCAGGGTACACCAAGAAGGAATACGGAGAGATCAACGGCCGCCTTGAGACCAACTTCACCAACTACTACTCCACCGGCTACCATGTCACCGACAAGAAGCTGTCGCTCATCAGCAAGTACCGAGCAGACTCCTACGGCATCGAGTTCACACTTCGTAAGGGCGAGACGCAGAAGGAGTCCACCGATGACAAGAACGACGAGGACGTTTTCTTCCTGCGTGCCGATGTCGATAACGACACGCTGAAGTATGACGCCTCAAAGAACGCCGCCTATTCGCCTGACGTGTGCATTGCCAATAACGAGTCTTTCATTGCCGCACTGGCCAACGGTAAGGCCGTGACGCTGGAGATGACATCGAGTGACGGGAACAACGCGATAGAGAACATCATCATCGCAGCCGGCACCGCATTGTTCACCGCAGGTGCGCTGGAGTTCACCACCGATGACATGAGACTGCCCGAAGACTGGGACGGCCTCGTCAGCATCGACCACGACGGCTACAGGTTCCGCGGCTTCATCAGCAAGGCCAATGCTCGATATGGCAGGCAGAACGGAATGGAATACGAACTCATCATCAAAGACATCACGAAACTATGATATTATCACCATTCAGCCCGATATTCTTCCAGCCGCGCAAGGGTCGCAACGGAGTGCCGAGCCACTACGTCCAGACCTTCGCGCCGTCAGACATGATCCAGCTTCAGCTGATAGGCGTGACTGGTGAGACGGCGCCCGTCACAAAGGTGTACAACTCCTGCGACGACAGCGAGCTCTACACCGTCGAGTGGAGCTCGTGGCAGATGAATGCCAACGACCTGCTGTACTTTGCCACCATCCATGGGTTGAGCAACGGCTACTACCACATCGTCATGGAGGGTGTCGGCATCAGCGAGACGTTCAAGGTCACCGACTACGAGCCTGAGCTGAACCAGACGACGCTCATCCAGTATGCGATGAAGGACAACCGCCAGCGTGACGATGCCGTGTTCATCATCGACCACATGCCGTTGTTCTTTGACTTCCGCGTCCCCGGCGGCTTCAAGGACAGCGGCTGGCAGTTCGGTGTGGAGAACGAGCAGTTCGTCACCGACAGCGCCGACATCGTCGAGCTTTACGGCATGGACAGCGTGGCGAAGGTGTTCACCATGGGCGAGGGCGACGGTGTGCCCATCTGGTTCGGTGAGCTGTTGAACAGGCTGCTGACGTGCAGCTACGTCTATTTCGACGGCGTGCGCTATGCGAGGAAAGAGTCCAATGTCCCCGAGGTCTCGGCCCAGGACGACCTGCTGAACTCTTTCATCATCACCCAAATCGTGCAGAAGGTAACACTGCTTGACCCTGTCATCGAGACTGCCAACCACATTGCCATCAGGCGCATCGACTCGACCTACTACCGTGAGGCCGAGAATGGAAGCGAGAATACTAACCGGTTAATAATTTAAGATATGACAAGCGAAGAGAAACAAGAAATAATCAATGCGGTGCTTGCTGCCATTAGGACGAACAGCAAGTCGATTGATCAGCTCACGCCCGTCAGCGAGATGTCGGATACCGACTTCCTCGAGCTGAATGGCGGGCGTAAGGTGTCGTACGGTGTGCTTTTTGCCAATCACATGTCCAATGACGAAGCCCAGGAATCATGGGAATATCTTGACACGAAAAAGGTCGACAAGGACTTGAGGGGACTCGTCGAAGTCCATCAGGCTCCTGTTGTCTTCCTTGACGCGATGGGTATTCTTGACGGACATTCGCTCAATGGCGGTGAAGGACTTGAGTACAGACCAGACTACAAGCAAATCTTCGATTTTCCTAACGGTTTATTCGGAGCACCGAAGGCCGGAGCGGTCTACATCAGCAAGAACAACTTCAAGAAGTTCGTCTGGAACGGCACCGACTTGGAAGAACTGAAGGCAGATGAATGTCCGCTGTTCGTGGACTATTCGGAGCCTGTTGCGTTTGCGACACTGCCCGTCGGCGGTTCGTATTATGTTCCGTCGAGCCATAAGATTGCCGTGAAGATTGACGCGAGCAACACCAAGACCTACGACCCGCTGCCTGACGCCCTGTATTTCTTCCGTGACAAGGGGATGATTTACACCTGGAAGTCAAGCACCAACAAGTGGGTGCCTGCAGGCAGCGACATCAAGGTCGTCAATAACCTGACTGCAGGTGGAGAGGGCGACGCCCTCAGCGCGGAGATGGGCAAGGTTATCAAGAGAAACATCATGATGTTGTGGGCTGCTTTAGGCAACTATGCCTTCCCTGGTGATAAGCCGACACTCGACTGGGGTGGTGGAGGTACGACTACCTGCAGTGTCACGCAGACGCTCGGGACGCATGTGGTCAGCGACTACCAGGGCAGCTCAGTCAACCTCGGAGACTCGCTCACCGTTCGTCTGTCCTCCTCCGACGACTTGTATGTCATCAACCCGTCGAGCGTGAAGGTCAAGGTGGGCGGTGTCGACATGGCATCTACCTACTATAACGAGAACACAGACATAATTACCATTCCTACTGTTGTGGACAACGTGGTCATTGAGGCCAACGCCATGACCTATGTACAGGATGATCTTGTTCTCCATCTTGACTGCCGACATCGCGGTGGCACTGGCACCGTTGTCAGCGGGCACTGGAAGTCATTGGTCAACTACGGCCAATCCCCCATCGACTTCACACTCAAGAGCGGCGTCACTGCTGCCGACACAGGCGTGGTATTCGACGGAGATACTGATGCGTATGGAGAAACAAACACAGCGCTCGCTCTTGCATTCGCTGAATGTACAGTTGAGGCCGTAGCGAGCGGTATAAATTCGCAGTTCAACCCAATTCTTGTCAATCCTGGAGAAATGGTAGTTGGCATATCTATCCACACAGTTTCAGCCACGGGAGACAGGACTGCTACTTTAGCAATGTCGCCAAATGGTATTGATGACTATCAAGGTTCATGCGCTGGAAAAGTAGGCAATAACACAACTGATTTTGCATTGTCGCTCAATGTGAATCGAGGATACAACAAAGGCATTCCGTTTGATGTTAACGAAAAAAGAAATCTCCTTACTGACTCGGCGACACAGACGAAACTCACACTTGGCGCACGTTTCCGTGGCAGCGGAAACAATTTCCTCAACGGGACTGTTCGAGCCATCCGCGTATATCACTCTGTTCTCACTGCAGAACAGCAGCTACAGAACTGGATTGTTGACAAAAAACGCTTTAATCTCTAACTGATATGTACATATTACAAGCAACCGATATAGATAATGGTGGCGAATTTTTCCGCAAGCTGAACGCCAATTTTGCCGAAGCCGCAAACCCTCAGTCATCGCACACCGATGCGGAGTGCCGCACTCGATTCGTTCAGGAGATGAACAAGAAGGCCGTGATGCTGGGCATGAGCAACACAACCTATCGTGAGCCCGCTGGTGACCAGCCGCAACCCGCATCAGGTGTTGATGCGAGCCTTTATCCTCAGTTGTTCACCAGCGATGCCAACACGATGAGCGCATACGATGCGCTGCGCTGTATGCTGTACGCTGTGCAGTTCCCCTCTATCGTGTGCGCCACGAACATCAGTTCGTTCACTATGCCTGTAAAACGTGGCAGCAGCACACTGAGCGAGACCATCACCCACTCCAGTTCATTCACCACGCAGTCGGCCATTCTCGCCGCAGCGTATGATATGCTGTTCGTCAAGGGTGGCACTTATGCGCAGAACCCGTTGAACGCATTATCCACAATGGTTGTCGCACGCTCCAAATCAACGGGCAAGGTGTATGCCATCGTTGACATGAACACAACAACGGGAACGAGTGCAAGCGACAATAAGTATGCCCAATGCAAGAAGGTGTTGGATTATGTCGACGGGCAGACAGGCACTGCGCCTACATTCTCAAGAGGTGGTATCGTATGTATCTCTATGCCTCAGTTCTCACCGACCTTGTGGAACAACTTTGACTGGGCAAACCGAGTTGGCGGAGACGGTGACCCGCTCATCCTGTTCAGTTACTACAAGGACTATGTTGGTTATCCCTGCTCGATGAGCAAGATTATGACGGCTATCTTGCTATGTGAAAACTTTGTCAACCTCAACACAATGGTGACGATTCATGAGGCAGACCGTCAGCCGCCAAGCGGTTATGACTTCAAGGCTGGTGACATCGTGCGTCTTGGTGACCTGCTCAAATGTCTGATGGTTCAGTCGAGCAACACGTCTGCACACGTCATCGCCCGTGTGGTAGGTGGCATTCTGCTTGACCGGGATGCTAATGTGATGGAGTAATCACTTCAGCCCCTTTAGAAATCCGACCAATAAATCAGCCATCATTTCGTGGCCCTCTTGGGTGGGGTGTGTGCCGTCGGTTATATAGGGGTTGTAGTAGCCCATGTAACCCGATTCAGTTCCGTGAACGGTGCGGTCAAGGTGAGGGTTAATGCCCGACAAGTTGTGCAAGTCCAGCACGGGTAGCGAATAGAACGCAGCCACCTCTTTAATCGCAGTGATGAAACCTCGCCAGTCATACAACACACCAGCGTTGTTGGCTACGGTGTTGGCTTGGCTCGACTCTGCCGGGTCGAGCAGCTTGATGGGCGTGCAGACCACGATTTTAACCTTCTTGCCATTAGCAACTGATGCGCCAGCGATGTACTTGGTGTAGAGTTTCTGCATGATGGTGTGCAGCGCACCGTAGAACGTGTCGGTGCCTCGGTCTGCCATCGTGCCAAGCGGAACGGTGTTCGGGTTACGCACGTCATTCGTGCCGCCCATGAATGTGATGACATCAGCAGATGCGGGCATTCGTGTGGTATCGTCCACACG